AGTCAATCCAGATAAAACACCTAATTATTTAGATGTTAATAAATATAGCAGAGTTGAAACTGTAAGGAATCAATTGCCATCTGCAACGGTGGAGGGTTATGAAGGTTTCTTGACAGAATATGTCAGGGAAAAAATGGAAGAAACTGGCAAAAGAGTTGTTGTTATTCGTGGCCTTAGAAATGGGCATGATTTCGATTATGAATATAATAGCAGTCATTTCTGTTGGGACCAGTTTCCTGAAATGAATATAATAATGATTCCATGTGACCCAATGTATATTCACATTTCATCAAGTGCCTATAGACAATTGGAGAAAATAAAACCAGGAGCTGGGCATTATCTTTTAGCATAAAATTAATCATTTTCCAAGCCAATCCTTCCAACTAATCCATTTATCAAAATAAACTGACTGTGGATGTTTTGGGATGTCTATTAATTTATTATCATCAAAATACTTAAACCATTCTTCTCTATTTTTTAAATTAATTTTTTGTGATATATTTTTTGCTTTTTCATAATCCATATATCTACTTTTTGAGCCAAGCCAAACCTTCCAACCTTCCCAATTTTCTTTATATGTTCTTTGCGGATTAAAAGGTATTTTTTCTAATTTATTGTTTTTAAAATATTCCACCCATTCTTTGTATGTATTTAATCTTAAAGAATGAGCAATTTTTTTAGCTTCTTCATAAGTTATTTTATTTCTATTTGAAAACTTATCACTTGAGAGCCAGTTTTTATAGCCACTCCATTCTTTTTTATATATTTTCTGAGGATTAGAAGGTATGTTTTTTGGTTTTTTACCAGATGCACAAAAAACAATCCATTCTTTTTGATTGTTGATATTAAATTTAGATACTATTTTTTTAGAAGATTTGAAATCTAAAAAATTTTCAGAAATAGCTTTATTTGATTTGTTTCCAGTTCCAAGAAAATCTCCATACCCCTTCCATTCTTGTTTATATACTTTTTCTGGACATTTTGGTAAAAAATAAGGGAATTCATTTTCTTTACAAAAATAATCCCATTTATATTTTTTATCAACATCTTTTTTGTTGTCTAAAATCCACTTTTTAGCATCATCATATGATATATAGTCAATAACAGGTCTGCCACCACTTCCTCCAATAATATAATTTGTCAGATTAGAAATACCAATTTTGTTTATCCAATAGACTTCTCTTTCTTCCCAATTTTTATAATTAACAATCTCAATAACATTAATTTCTATTTCTCCACTATTTTTTAAGACAGAATTAATCCACTTATGTTTGTGAGATTTATTTAATTTAACAGATTCAATTAGGTGTTCACGAAGTCTTCTTTTTATATTATTAGTTTTTCCTATATACCTTATTTTATCTACACCTTTTTCTTTGAGTGTATAAATATAAATATTATGAAGGTTTTTCTTACGTTTACTCATTTTGATTATTTTTATATTCATAAATAGTATAAAAATTTTTAATTATCAAATAAAAATCGTAAATTTGTTTAATGGAAAATGGGATAAAAAAAACAATTAAGATTGTGTTATTTTCTGACACTCACGGAAAAGAGCAGGAATTAACATTACCAAGTGATGGTATAGACATAGCAATATTTGCTGGAGATGCAGGTACATATAAAAACCCACACCAAAATATTCGGAGTGTTTTGAATTTTATTGATTGGTACGCATCAGTTCCAAATATAAAGCACAAAATTTGGATTGCAGGAAATCACTGCACTTCTATTGAGGCTGGATTAGTAGATGCAAAGACATTGAGCAAAGAAAAAGAGTTAATTTATATTGAAGACGAAACAGTAATTATTGAAGGGTTGAAGATTTTTGGTAGCCCTTGGACCCCCCTCTTTTATAATTGGGCATTCAATGCTGAGCGTGGAGAAGATATTAAAAAACATTGGGAACTTATTGAGCCTGAGACAGATATTATAATATCGCATGGCCCAGTTCAAGGTGTTTTAGATAGGTGCATGGATGGGTCAACTCCTGGTTGTAGCGACCTACTTGAAAAAGTTAGAGAAATTAAGCCAATATGCTTTGTTTCAGGTCATATTCACGAGGCATATGGACATGAGCTTGTAGATGAAATTCATTATTTTAATGTATCAGTTTTAAATCATAGATATAAAATGACAAATAAGCCATTTGTTTTTGAGGTTGATGAAAATAAGAATTTGAAAATCATTCAATAATTTTATAAAATTTATCTATCTTTCTTTTTAATCCATATTTTTTTGTTTCTTCTCCGTTTGAACTTTTACAAGTATTACAACCTCTACCAGAGAGGTGTCCATAAGCAGCTTGATTAAAAACTCCATGTTTTGGACAAATTATTTTAACTTTATTCATAACACCATTGAGCTCAGTTAAAGAATAATCAAATTTATTGTTATGAATCTCTTTAGACCTCTCAATAAATTCATAAGTTGTTACTTTTCGGCTAATTTTCTTACCACACTCATAGCATCCATATCCTTTTAAGTGACCATGTGGAGGTTGTTCGAATTCTCCATGCTCTGGACAAATAATTATAACCTTTAGTTTGTTTGTAATATAATTAACTAATGAGTAGTCATATTTATCTCCATGAATTTTATTAGCCTTTTTTATAAAAGATTTAGTTGTTAATTTTTTAGGCATCTTTTATATCATTTTCAATTAACACCTTCATTCTTTTATTCATTGAGTATCCTTTTTTGTCACAATGAGCTTTAAATTTATCTTTTAAAGTTTGCTTCATTCTAATTGGCCAAACTACGTCTTTTTCTTTATTTTTCATTTGTATAGCATTTGTTATACTAATAAATAGATGAAAGTTTTTTTAATTTAATTAAAAAATCTATATTTGTAAATAAAATATTTATTATGGAAACAAAAACAAACAAAGAAGAGTTCGCTTTCTTTTGGGGCGGTACAATGTCAAATTGGGCTAAGTCAAAGTTCGTTATTGATGGAATAACCTTCACGCACTGTGAACAATACATGATGTACAAGAAAGCTATGCTTTTTGGTGACCAGGTTACTGCTGAAAAGATTATGAAAGCTGACCATCCAAGAGTGCAAAAGAAATTAGGTAGAGAGGTAACTCCTTATGATGATACCAAGTGGGTAGCTGTGTGTAAAGAAGTAGTTTATGATGCTAACGTAGCAAAGTTCTCTCAGAACCCTGAGATGAAAGAAGAGCTTATGGCAACTGGAGATAAAGAGCTTTGCGAAGCGAGTCCATATGATAAACGGTGGGGTGTAGGTATGTCAGCGGATAATCCATTGATTCAAGACAAAGCTAATTGGCAAGGGGATAATTGGTTAGGAGAAGTTCTTACTAAAGTAAGAAACGACCTAAGAGAACAGGGAAAATAATTTCTTTGATATATTATCTTTGTAGAATATTCTTATGAGATGGATATTGTTTTTGCGACAATATCCATTTTTTATTTTATCACGTTTTTTAGTTTCTTTTAAAGCTAATTCTCCACCCCATATTTCAACTGGGACAAAATGTTGGCGACCATCATATTCAATGCATAAGTTTTTTTCTGGAATGTAGAAGTCGAATTTTAACTTGGCTCCAGATTTTGGATTTCTACAATCATCAAAAGTTTTCTCTCTAATAAAATTTATACCACTTTCTTTCAGGAGTGATTCTACTTTTATTTCACCTTTAGACCTATTGGTGCAACATCTACAGCCTCTATTTTGTAAATGGTTATAAGGAGTCTGCCACCATGAACCATGCTCTTTGCAAATTATTTCTACTTTATCTCTATTTCCTTTATAGTCTACTTTGGAATAATCATATCTATCTCCATGAATATTTTTGGCTTTGATAATAAATTCTTCAGTAGTTCTTTTCTGATGGTTTGGGTGATTTTTTATAGAACACTTTAAGCATTCATGTTTAAGGTGTGTGTCTGGAGATTGAAGGAGTTCTCCATGTTCTGGACAAATAATTATTATTTTATTTCTTGCTGTTGTATAATCAATTTTGGAATAGTCATATTTACCATTCCACTTTTTGGTGGCTCTTTTTATAAAATTAGAAGCATGTTGTTTTCTGGTATCATCATTTTTTTTATTGCTTTGTGCGCAAAATTTACAACCCCTTCCTGCTAAGTGATGGTCTGGACGCTGTTCAAATTCTCCATGTTCTGGGCAAATAATTATCACTTTTGTATTTTGGTTTTTATATTCAATAAGAGGGTAGTCATAAAATTTGTTGTGTATTTCATTGCTTCTGGATATAAATTCTTTTTTTGTTAATTTTTTCATGTATTTTTTATTATAAATAGAAGAAAATTTTGTAACTTCGCCTTATGATAATAAATGGGGAATAAAAAAGAAAAAGTTATGACAACAAAAGAAAAACAAGCAGCTATTGATTCTGCGATGGCCAAGCTAACGGAAGACGATAAAAAAGCGTTAGGTCTTATTAAAGTGCCAAAGAAAAAAGTAGTAAAGAGGAGTTATAGATTTACTGTTTATTACATGATTGGCGATGCTGATGGTAACACCAAACACGTAGAAACAATCAAAGCCAAGAATCCATTTTTACCACTTGTTACTGCTGCGTTAGATAAATTAAAAGTCTGCAAAGGTAGTTGGGGTTTACAATTAAGCACTGAAGACTATGGTGGAAATCATAGTAGTGGAAACATAAGTGATTTAGAGTATGATTTATTGTGTCTTGTGTCAGGTTATGGTTGTGACGAAGAAGAAGCAGAAGAGTTTTTAAAAGGAAACAATTTTGAAGCAAGTGAAGAAAATATGGATTTTCTAAACGAATTCGAAGGTCTTTTTGTTGACGACACTGAATACTCTTTCTTGGTGTACGAAGGTTATAAATTGAAATAATGGAGACCAGTAATTTTTTCGATACAGGACAAAGAAACAGATTCCCAGTACCAGAGGATATGTTTAACCTAAACCTTCCAGATAGTGATGGATTTCTTGTTGATGTCAGGAGAGTAATTATGTTCTTCTGTGTGTCTCAGTAAATTACTCTTGGAAAACGTCTCTCAAGAGCTTTATCGTTCTCAATATACTTCTGATACTCATTAAGAGTTGTTGCTCCAATCGTTCTCATCTCTCCTCTTGCAAGGGCTGGCTTAACAAGGTCAGCTGCTCCAACAGCACCGCCTCCAGCTCCAGCTGAAACCATTGTGTGGATTTCATCAATGAAAAGTACGAACCTTCCATTTGAATTTGAAACTTCTGTGATTACACCTTTAAGTCTTTGCTCAAACTCTCCTTTGTGCATTGCTCCAGCCATTACAGCTCCAAGGTCAAGTTAATATATAATGATGTCCTTTAAGTTCTCTGGAATGTCGCCTCTGACAATTCTATGAGCAATACCTTCAACAACCGCTGTCTTACCTACTCCAGATTCACCTGTAATAATAGGGTTGTTCTTTGTTCTTCGAGAAAGTATTTGAAGTATCCGTCTAATCTCATCATCACGACCTATAATAGGGTCAAGTTTTCCATTTTTTGCCATTCTCACTAAGTTCCTGGCATATTTATCCAAGTTTGGTGTAGCGCTTTGTTGTGTGTTGTTATTCTGATTCATATATATGTGTTAGCAGTTTTTATACGTAATTTAAAATAAAATGTTGTCTAATCCATAAATTTTTTTTACATTTGCATTAAGAGATATGACAAATATACAAAAACATGGACAAAGAAGAAAGTTTAAAGAGGCTGAAAATAGAAAAAAGGTCTCATTCAGAATACTTGGTATCAAAAAGAGTCATTATAACAAAAAAGATTTAATAGAAATAGTCATGACCGTAGACGAGCAAGAATACGAAATGAAATTCTTGCTTGATAATTATAATGCAACATTTTTCCCAGAATTCAAGGTTGTAGATAAGTATGGTGGAAATGGAGGTTTTAAGTTTATTCATTCTTTCTTAGAAAGTGTTTATTCTAAAACAGGTTATTATTCAGAAATATATCAAAAAGAAAGCAAGCCAAATAGATATAATATATCTGAAAAAGAATGGTGGCAGAAATCTAAAGATAAAGATTCTGATGAAAAATCAGAGTCAACTGAACAATTCAATTCATGGGTAAAAAAGAATGCAGACTATTTAGTTCAGCATGACTTAACTGGATTTGATAATGAAATGATTGAAGAGGTCGTAAATTATCTGGAAATAAGAAAAGGTTTTTCACAACCAACAGTGGTTAGTGAAGTGATAAATCTTAATGAGCTGCTTGAGAAAGCGCTTGTGAATGAAGACTACGAAGAAGCGATAAAAATAAGAGAACAACTAAAACAATAATTATGTACATTTTTTTTGACACAGAGACAACAGGTCTCCCGAAAAACTGGAAGGCTCCAGTTACAGACACAGACAATTGGCCAAGAATAACGCAACTTGCTTGGCAGGTATACGATAAGAAAGGTAAAATGATTAGCGAACGATGCGAGCTAATTAAACCAGACGGTTGGACCATTCCTACTGTAGAAGAGCTTACAAAAGAAGGTAACAAGAATCCTAATTTCTTTGTTGAAAATAATATGTCAACTGAGAGATGTGAGAAAGAAGGGGTTGAGTTAAAAAAGCTTATTAAGGATTTTGTAAAAGAAGTTGATAATAGCGATTATCTGATTGCTCACAACATGAAATTTGATGAAATGATTATTGGATGTGAGATGGTTAGAACAAACCTTAAGTTTAAGGAAGAGCCAAGAAAAATGTGTACAATGCAAGAGTCAACAAATTATTGCAAAATGAAACCTTTTAGATACGGGACATATAAATGGCCTTCTCTTGATGAACTTCACAACAAATTGTTTGATGAAGGGTTTGATGGAGCTCACGATGCTCTTGCGGATGTTAAAGCTTGTGCAAGGTCTTTCTTCGAATTGAAGGATAGAAAAATAATGTTAAAATCTTAAATTATTATATGGAAACTATACAAATAATTCCATCAGATAATATATTTCAAGAACTTGGAAATAATACATATTCATTTGATGAAGCCCTTTCAGAGCTTATAGATAATTCAATTGCAGCAAGATTAAATGATAGGGTAAATGTTGAAATTTTATTTTTTATTAATAATAATACAGAAAAATGTGATAAACTTATCATTAAAGATGATGCTTCTGGTATAAAATATAGTAGTATTCCAATTTGTTTTAATCCAGCTGGAAAGCAAACCAAATCCAGTTTAAATGAACATGGATTAGGATTCAAACAATCTATATCAACCCTTGGTGAGTTGGAATATTTTGATAGCAAACATTTAAGTGAAAATGGATTTAGAATTTGTGATTTCAGCTTTAATTTATCAGTATATAATTTAGAAAATAAAACATTTAATAGTGGAACTGAAATTTGTATTAATGTTGAAAATAATAACTTTGTAGACATATCAAAAAGGAATCACCTTGCAAAAACGAAGAGATTATCTAAACAACTTGGGTCAAGATATAGGAGATGGATTGACAAGAATTGTTTAAATATTAAAATAAATACAATATTAGATGGAGAAATAATAAATTCAATAAATACAGAATCAGTTAGACCTTTTTATTGTAATCCATGGAGAGGTGGTATAAACGAACCTTTGGTTCGTCATAAATTTCGAGTTAATAAATCTATTGTAGAACTTGTTTTTGGATATTCTCCAAAAACAGAGGATGAATTCCAAAGGATAGGTTTAATTAAATCAGATTATGAAATAAAGTCAGGAGGAAACACTGTTAATGAAGTTTATGCATTTTCAAGTAGGTCAGCGGGCCTGGATTTAATAATGAATGATAGGATTATTAAATTCCATCAATTGGATGAAATTGGGTTATATGGAACCCGTGAATCATGGTATAATCAAATTAGGGGTGAATTAGTTTTGCTTGAAGGGTTTAAAACTACTTCTACAAAAAATGATATTATAAAGAATGATGATTTTAGTGAAATTATTAAACAAATAATATTATTTTTAACTAATGGAGATGGTAGTAGGGATGTAATTAGTTCAAAAGAAGATAAGTATAAAAACCCATACAAAAGTAATTTAATGAGAAATGATTATTTGAAAAAAAATATATCAAATCTTGTTAATGAAAAAACTTTGCAAGACGTAGTTGAAAAGAGATTGACTTCTCCAACATCTTTGTATAGAAATAAGAAAATCGAAAAGGAGTTTGTTATAGAAAAATTAGGTGTAAAAGTCGATTTCCTTGTTGATGGGAGTCCTTGGGAATTAAAAAACCAAAGATGTACACCACACGATGTGAGTCAGCTATTAACTTATTTAATAGCTTTAGATGAAAAAGAAGGTTGTATAGTAGCACCTGAATTTAATGAAGGAAGTAAGTTTATATCAAAAAAAATAGAAGATACTCTTGGATATAAAATTGAAATGATAGAATCAAAAGAATTTTATTAAAAAATCATGAATTTAAATTAAAATGTATGAAACAATTAACTTTAGAAGAATTTAAAAATATAGTTTACTGTAAAAATAATGTGAATGCATATTCGCCAATGTTTGAAGGTAATTTTGGTATTAGTATTAAAAATTCAAATGGATATAATATTGATGAAATAGAATTTTTTATTAAAGAGGTATTTCCAATAAAATACATAACAATTCCTTGTTGTAGAATTACAGAGTCTGAAACAATTTTGTCTGGATATGTAAAAATACCACTTCCAGAGGGTTATGATAAAGATTCGTATTTAATTTTAAATGATGCATTTATTAAATTAGAAAATGATTTAATTAATGAATTTGATGGATTGCAATTTGAGCTTATAATAATTGAAAATAATTCAGATTACATCAATTATGAGGCTAGTCTATAAATTTAAAATCAGATACCTAAATAAACATTAGGACTCAAATATATTAAATTCAAAATTAATGCAGGCATCAATTACTGCTTGCATTTTTAGTTTATTTATTTCTTCATCTATCTTGTAAGTCCAACTGCTTTTAACTTCTATTATTTTATTTTCAGATATGATGTATATATCTGGAAAATATCTTCGATTAATTCCAAGTGAATCTGTATACCATATTTCTCCTATTAAATTCATAATTTTTAAATCATTAACAACAATATCTTCTTCTTCATATTCGCAAATCAATAAATCTAAAGATTTATTTTCATATCCTTGAATTAATTCAATTCTTCCAGAGGGAAATATGTACTCTTTTTTCTTGAATCTACTTTTTTGATTATTCATGAAAACATGCTCATTTTGCATTGGATATGGAACTCCATATTTTTCTAAACTTGTTTTAATTGATTTGTTCTTAACAAAATCGCTACACATTGGAGAATTACCTCCATATCTATCTTGATTAGTTAATTTTACCTTATTTTTAATATCTATATTTTGCATAGGATTATTAACACCAAAATTTTTAAAACAAGTATCTGATTTTTTATTTTTAATTAATTTTAGTTTTGAAATATTATCAACTCCAAATTCAGACATAACTGTTTCTATTCTCTTATTTATTATTGATTCTCCACGTTCTGATATTGATTTGTTTATTGATTTTTTATGAGAAATTTTAACATCATTAATATCCATAACATTATTAACTCCATATTTTTCGTTTAATGTGTTTTTTATCTTCTCTTTCACTTTTGGAATTTGCCCAACATTTTCAAATCCATATTTTTCAATTAATGAATTTTTAATATTTTCTTGAGTTTTTGGACCATTTTTACAAATTATTGAACATGTTAATGAATATCCTCTTGACAGTTTTATAAAATTAACTTCACCTTCACACTCTCTACAAGTGTTTATATTTGTTGAATTATTATATACATGCCATACTCTTTGTTGTATTGTTGGAGTATAAGATAATTTTTCATCTAAAAACTTTGTTTCTAAATTTATAAATTTTAAAAATTCATTATCTCTTTGAATCTCTTTAGTTAAAAATCGGTGATTTCCAGAATCTATCTTTTCTTTTATTGTTTTTTTAAAATTATTCATCTTTCATTGCCTTTTTTACTTTGCTAATAATTTCTGATATTGGAATTGCTATTGGCCCCGCAGAATTTGAAGCGTAAATGTAATTTTCATCAGAAGACGTTTTATTTAAAATCAGATTTTCTATAAATCTTGACTTATTAATATTTTCTTTTTTTGATAAAATTTCTAAAATATTAATAGTAGACTCATCAAGAGTTATAGATATTAGTTTTCTTTTTTTCATAATACATATTTTAATACATATATAAATATGTTAAAATTTTGAAAATTGATATTAAATCAATATTTTTGTATAAAATAAATTATTATGTTGAATTTACCTATTCCTGTAGTGATGCAGTTACAAAAGTCTAAAAATATATTAATACTTGGAGCTGGAGGAGGAGTTGATGTGTTTTCAAGTCTTCCAATCTATTTTACTCTTGAAAAAATGAAAATGGGATTACATTTGGCAAATTATACCCAATCCAATTGGGTGGAAATAAATCAACATGTTGAAACAATTCCTATAGCACTTGGTTGTGTAGGAGTTAGTGGGAATTTAAAAACTCCTTCTGAAAATTTACCAGAAGCATATCTTTCAAGTTGGTTTAGAGATGCAAGAAATCAAGACGTTCCAATATGGATGTTTAAGAGAGACCAGAGTGTGAAAGAATATTCTAATTCACTTAATATGCTTATAAAGCATCTTGAGATAGATGCTATACTTCTTGTTGAAGCGGGTATGAGTTCTATAATGAAAGGGAATGAAGATGGAAGTGGAACAATGTTAGAAGATACATTAACGTTAGCTGCTGTTAAGAATGCTGACGTACCAACAAAGATTTTATCTTGTGTTGGGTTTGGAACTGAGACTGAAGAAAAGTTAAGTCATTATCTTGCTCTTGAGAATATGGCACAGATAACAAAGCAAGGAGGTTTCTATGGAAGCTGTAGTCTTGTTTCTTTCATGGATTGCTTCCAACAGTACAAGCAGGCTTGTGAACATGTCTGGAATCAACCAGGACATAGAAAGTCTCACGTTCAAACAAGAATAATTCCTGCAGCTGAAGGAGAGTTTGGTGATTACCATATGTTTCCAGATGAAAAGAAAGCGGATGTATTCGTATCTCCACTTATGAGTGTATATTGGTTTTTCAATGCAGAGGCAGCAATTTACAATAATGTAATTATGCCAGTATTGGAAGATAAGGAAACTTTCTTTGAAGCAGTTCAGTCTGGAGTCCCTATGATTAAAAACAATATAAAAAGAGCAAGAAGAGAATTGCCACTAACGTAATATGCAGAAAAAATTAGCAACAGATTTAGATAAGAGAATTCAGAAGGTAGCTGAGAATTTCTCTAAAAAGAATAGAGTAGGAAATGTGAATGGAGAAGATTTCACGATAAAAAGTAGATATGCTCTGTCTGACCATTCAGCTTTTGTAAGGTTCAATAAAACAAGCACAAAAGATGCTCTGGCTCTATTTTAATATGATGAGGATTACTGGAAATATTTTTTTCCTACAGATAATCACATATTTGGATTTAGATGTTTCGAGATAATCAAGATAACTGGTCAAACATGGAATGTAGTTGATGATGTTTTAGATATTGATAACTTTAGAGAAAAAGCAACTGAATCAATTGGTAAAAAGCCAGGCTTTAAATTTAGTGAGCATGTTTTCATGACAAATGATACTGCTGCAATTAGATATAAGAATGAGGAAGGAAAAAGAGAAATTGCGTTCTTCTATTATATTCATAAAGGTATGAGTCAAGGTTGGAAGTGCTTCTTTCCTACTGACATCCGCATCAACGGATTTAGATTATTTGAACTTGAGAAATTCAATGTAGAGAAGGAGAATTTTGAATTAAATTTCATTGTAGCTCAATAAGATATTTATGATTATATAGAACATTTTTGAATTTATTGCGTATAACAAGATAGAACCAATAAATTTATAATATGAAAACTCTATTAACATTAATGCTTGTTTTTATTTCTATAATCACCTTTTCAAAGGGTTTAGAAGAAATGAAGTCTGATTTGAATAGTTCTACTACTTATTCTCAGAAGATTGAGAATGTTAAGAGCATTTTAGACTTTGCCTATTCTAAAAAAGATATTGATTTAGGTTATGAATATTTCGAGTTAGGGGTTAAATTAGCTCAGAACAGTGGTAACAAAAAAGATGAAGTTTGTGTTATAAATAAATTTGCTGACCTACAAAGTGACTTAGGTCTTTATGATAAAGCTGTTGAGTTATATATGAGCTCGCAAGATTTGCTTAAGAATGAAGTAAATGTAGAGAGAGAAAAGCATGATTTATTTATTTCTTTGTCTATTACATTTCAGCACAAAGGAGATTTTGTAAAAGCTCTTGACTATGCAAAGTACTCTTTAGATATTTCTAACAACATGGGAGATGATGAGTTGATTTGTTCTTCGTTAAGATTTTTAGCAAATGTGTATCTTGAAATTGAAGAATTAGAATTGGCTCTTGAGAATTATTATTTAGCTTTAGAAAAGTCGAACAAAACTGATAACAAAAAAGTTTCTGCTCAAATCTTCAATAATATAGGTCTCGTATATCAAAATAAAAAAGACTATAAAAATGCTGAGAAACACTTTTTCAAAGCGTATGAGTTGGCGAAAGAAATTGAATACTTCTTGTTAATTGCATATATAGAAATGGAGCTTTCAGACTTCTATAATTTAACTGAAGATTACAGTAAGTCTGAAAAGTATTTAACTCTTGCTTTAGCTAAAGAGAAGGAGGCTAATTATATTATTTTATCTCAAAACTTATTTGATAACGCTCATGATTTATATAAGAAAACTGGAGACTATAAAAAGTCTTTAGAGTTCTTTGAAAAGTATCAGGTTATTTCAGACTCTTTAAACAAGCAGGGTAATGACCAGGATATACTGGAAGCAGAAACTAAATTTAGAACAAACGAAAAGGAAAAAGAGATTCAAATTCTTAATACCGAAAACCTTTTGAAGGAGTCTGAAATTAAGAAAAGAAACATTGCAATATTCTTAACAGCAATTATTGCTGCTATAGTCCTTTCGATGTTGTTTTTAGTACAGCGTTCAAGAAAAAAGCAGATTAGACTTACAGAAGAAATAACTCACCAACAAGTAGAAATTACAGATAGCATTAATTATGCTAAAATAATACAGGATTCTATTTTTGGAAAAAAGGAGACTATTAAAGATGTTTATGAAAACTCAAGCATTTTGTTTAAGCCAAAAGATATTGTGTCTGGAGATTTCTATTGGTTCCATAAAAATGAAAACAAATTTTTATTTACTGCAGCAGATTGTACTGGTCACGGAGTTCCAGGAGCAATGATGAGTATGATTGGAAACAATTCTCTAAATGATTCTGTTAAAGTCAAAGGGATGACAAAACCTTCTGAAATTTTAGACCACTTAAGCAAGTATGTTTATGATGCATTCTCTGACAACGATACAAAGAATGGTATGGACATAGCTCTTTGTTCTCTTGACTTAGAAACAAAAGAGTTAGAATACTCTGGAGCATTTAACTCTTTATATCTTTTTAAGAAAAGTGGAGATTTAATAGAAGTTAAGTCTGATAAAAATTATATTGGAGACATTGATTCTGTCTATACTAACCATAAACTTCAATTAGAAGAGGGTGATTGTATTTATATTATGAGTGATGGTTATGTTGACCAGTTTGGTGGAGATAAAAACAAGAAGTATAAAACAGCAAACTTAAAAAAAGAAATACAAAAAAACATTGACCAGCCAGTAGAAGTTCAAAAGGAAATTTTAGAAAAAAACTTTGATGCTTGGATGGGGGTGAACGAACAAGTTGATGATGTTTGTTTAGTAATAGTTAGAGTTTAATTAATTTGTTTTTTATTTATAATAAAAACAAATCATGTTAGTAGCTATAAAAACAAGAAGAATATCGAAGATTTCAACTCTTAATAAAAAAGGAGAAAATATAATCTTAAACATAGAACCTGGAGTATGGACTGTTATAGAAGATATAAATAATCCAAACTTAGTTCTAAACAAACAAGAAGTTTTAAACTCTGGAGGAGAAGTATATGCTTCACTATGGAGAAGTACGCCTCCATTTGGAGAAAAGGTTGCCTTTATTAGAAGTGGGTTTAACACAACTACAAACGCTACTTTTGCAGAAGTAAAGAGTGTGTCTAAAGATGCTATTTTAGAACTCTCTAAAGAGGCTGCTGATTCTTATGACACCATCCTTCAAGATATCGAGATAAAAGGTTATATTGATGGTATTAATGCTTTGGCAGAAAAAGCAACAGATACAATAGCTGGATTAAAGTCTGCATATGATTCTAAAAGAATTGGTAAAGATGCGTTTGATACAAAGGCTGCTGCTGTTTTTAATGCTTATATAGAATTAGTTAACAACAATTCAAGTGATTATTTATCTAAAGTTTTTGGTGAAATAATTGTTACTGCAACAAGAAGGAAATATTAATTCTGTTAATCTTGGAGCTGGAAGCGTTATTGCTGATTCATCTACATAAATTACTTAATTTTAATAAAAATAAAAACGCTTTCAGAAATGAGGGCGTTTTTTTTAGAACATTTTTGTTTTTATTGCGTATAACAAATTGACTATACAAAATAAGAATTAATATGAAATTTGAAACAATGGGTGATTGGTGTAAATTATTATTATAAAAAAGATATTATTTTTTCCTTTTTCCTTTTTAATTCAATTTTTTCATTAGAATCTTCATATAATAAATTATAATATTTTTTTATAAAATCCTTACCATAGTAAGCGAATGAACCCACTATATTGTGATACCTAATATAAATTTTAGGTTTATGGTTTTCTTTTAATTTGTTTTTAGAACAAAAATCAATAATACTATTTAAAACTTCCAGAGTTCCAGTAAAAGATATTACAGGATATATTTTTCTCACAGAACTTATACTCCCATCTCCATCAAAGTAACCTCTAATAAAATGTTTTAGCATATTTTCTGGAATTTTATTATCTATTTTAGCAGTTAAAGATTTTTTATTAACTATTGAAAACAAATCTCTCAATCCAATAATAAATTCATCAATATGTAAATCTATATAACAATAGTTTTCTTTATCATTTTCTCTGTATTTAACCATGTTTAAAATATCTGATTCCAATATATCCAAACATCTCAAAAAATTAATTAGATGATTAGAATCTCTTTTATGTAGTTTAATGTGTAGATTACTGCTGTTTTTTCTAATATATCCATCGGCTAATATAAACCCAGCCCAGTAACAGCTTTCTTTTGTATAAGACATGAAGAAACTTTTATTACATACTAAATCGCTTTTTCTTTTATGTAATTTTATTTTTTCTTTTTTTAACAATCTTTGAATCGTAGTTCTATGTAAATTAAATTTAATTGATAGATTTTTATTACTCATACCTTCTTTGTATAATTTTATTATCTGATTTTCAATACCATCTTCTAATTGTTTCATATTTTTGTTTTTATATAAATATGTAAAATTTTATAAATACATCATTTTCTCTACAATGAAGTTGAAACATTTATTTTTAATTTACGTATAATATTAAAAAAACATAAAATATGAAAGATGATTTAGGGGATAGAATGAAAAATTATGAGTTTAGTAGCAGGTCTTATTTGGGACCTAGGAGTTATTTAGTAATTCGACTAGATGGAAAGGCATTTCACACTTACACTAAAGGTTTAAAAAGGCCATTTGATGAGGCATTTTCATCTGATATGGATGAGACAGCAAGGTTTTTGTGTGAGAATCTTCAGGGCGCTAAGTTTGCTTACGTTCAATCTGATGAAATTTCTATTTTTATAACTACTGTTGGTTCTGATAGTGCTCAACCATTATTTAAAAATCAAGTTCAAAAAATAGTATCTATTTCTGCTTCTATGGCTTCAGCTAAGTTTAATCAACTTAGAATGTTTAGATATTTTTGTGGTCCTGAAACAAATATAGTACAGGAAAATGATAAAACTATTGGAGAGCATTATGAAGTTGGAACAAATTTAGAAGTTGTAAGAGATGATATTTCTTCGTTTATAAATTATATGCCAATTAATTCAAATCTTGCATTTTTTGATGCAAGAGTTATGTGTTTTTCTGACCCATATGAAGTTCATAATTGTTTTGTTTGGAGGCAACAAGACGCTACAAGGAATTCAATTTCAATGGCAGCACAGTCATTATTTTCTCACAAAGAGCTTCACAAAAAATCTACAAATGAAATGCAAGATATGATGATGACTCAAAAAGGGGTTAATTGGAATGATTACCCAGTAAGGTTTAAAAGGGGTGGGTTTATTTGTAGAGAAAATTATGAAGCTATAATTGACTTGAAAAATATTCCAGAAAACAAAAGACCATCTGGTAAAGTAATTAGAAGTCGTTGGTCAATAATAGCTCCGCCAATATTTACTAAAGATAAAGAGTTTACTTATAGTAGAATTCCAACCCCTTTTGGTCCTCTATGGAAATTGCAAGAAGATTTTAATTAACACAATTATAAACAAGGTAGAGGTAGTCTTTGAAGATGCTGAGCCAATATTAAAAACAGAAAATGAAACAGTTTAAATTATTATCAGTATTATTAGTGGCTATATTATTTACATCTTGTGGCCCAGAAGGAGAAGCTTCAATTGAGAACAGTCTTGTGGTTGAGCAAGTTGAAAAGACAGTAGAGTCATCAAATTGTTCAGATTGTCTGCAAAGTATTTATCCTTATAGAGTTAAGTTAAAGACTAACTCTGGAAGTGTATTTTATTACACAAACTACAAGCATGAGGTAGGAGATACGCTTCTTTCTATATTTGAATTTACTGATAGCAGAGATGGAATCATAAAAACTACAGAGAACGCTCGTGATTCAATTATAGATGTAAATGTAAAATTGATTAAGAAGAATGAGGAATTAGAGTTGTACAATTCTTTGTTGATGGGTATAATTCAAGAAAACGCCTTAAAAACTAAGTAATGAAACGCTCTTTAATATTAATATCTGTTGGTGTGTTAAACTTTCTTCATGGAATGTTTCATATAATTCAATTCATTCAATCAATGCTTTTGGTTGCTTACTCTACAGAACACGTTCATGAGCACGACCATAGTAGTTGGATTGAAAAGGTGATGCACAGCCCTTTCTTTGCTTTAGTTTGGGGTGTAATTGGGATACTTACTTTAGTAATAGGAATCAAAGACTATAGACACCACAAGAAGTGTCAACACAATCACGAACATAATTAAGAATAATGAATACATTATCTACTGTTAAAGGCGCAGGAAACAGCGCATCAACAATTAGGTATGAATACACAGATGTGAAGCCATTTATATCATACACTTATTATAGACTTTCTCAAGTGGATTATGATGGAGAAAAAGAAACTTTTGACGTGATAGCAATTCAAAATGAGAGTCAAATATTTTACACATATTCTAAGAGTGGTGACAATAACATTTATCTATCAAGTCCTTCTAACTTCGAACTGTATAATATGATGGGGCAGATTGTTAGAAACGGAAACGAAGACGTTGTTTACACAGAAGGATTGCCACAAGGTATATATGTCCTAAAAATAGGTTTATATACTCAGAAGTTCTTTATAAGGTAAATTTTATTATCTATTTATATACAAATCAATAGCTATGAAATACGTTTTATATGAAGGTGGAAATGGGGATATACTTTTCACTAAAGAAGAATCTGTAAACAGCAATCCAAAACTATTGGACCCATTTACAGTAAAAACTCCAACATGGACAGTAGTTGCAGAAGATGATAGCTCAGCAGTCATGCTTTTGAATGCTCACTTGTTAGAGAAACATTCTAAAAAATAATTACTTCTTAGAAGTTTTAGAAGCTGCCTTAGGGGCGGCTTTTTTTATGACTGTTTTTTTTACTGGAGAATCCTGCTTTTTAACAACTGGTTTCTTTGTGATAACTGACTTTTTCGCTTCTACAACTTTTTTAACAGCTGGTTTTCTGGTAGTTACAATCTTGGGTGATGCTGCTTTTTTAATAGGTGAATCCTGCTTCTTTGCAACAACCTTCTTTGCAACAGTTGGTTTTTTTGCTACTGGCTTTGCAGCAGTTGGTTTAGCTGAGCCCTTTACTGGCCCTTTTGTGGCCCCATTCTTAATTGCTGATTTTCTGGTAGTTACAGTCTTTTTAATAGCTGGTTTAGCTTTTTCTTCAGCTTTAACTGGCCCCTTTGTGAGCCCTTTAGTTGCTGGTTTTTTAGCTATTGATGCTACAGTTGGTTTTTTAGGAGCAACAGGTTTCTTTGCTATTATAGTCTCTTCAGCTTTTTTAACTGCTGGCTTTCTTTTTCTCGTTACTTTTTTTCCTGAAGCCTTGTCTCTCTTTTTTTGAAGCTCTTCCAAAGTCATGTATCCTTTTATTACAAGATATTCATCTTCGTCTTCTGGTTTTCTTAGCCATCCCAAAACAAAAGGTGCAATTATAACATTTATTTTGAGACTGTCTCTATATGCTCTTGAGCTTTCAGACCAACGGTCTATTGAGCCTATATAGTTATCAATTTCTCCACGAAGACTTTCTTGATAATATTGAGAGATTGCCTTTCTCTTAGGGTTCTTAATTTCACACTTAATACCTTCAACTTCTACATATTCTATTTTACCATCCTTGGCCATTAATGTTTATTGATTATAATTTCTACAATAGGAGTTCCCATTGGATGGGAAATACAATCATAAAGAATCTCCTCAACTATAAGTCCAACCATCTTTCCGTTTTTATCTGGAACAATTAGTCTGGTACCTTTTCCAAGCCCAGCAAGAACCTCTTTGTTCGGGAGTTCAAGTTCTGAGTCTGTATAGTTAGATTTAATAGAAATTTCTACATCATCATATATAGAAGCTTTTTGAACTAATGGCTCAGTGTTTTCAAGTTGCTGATTTATTTCTTTTAATCTTGCATCCAATTTTTCTTGAGCGTCTATTATCTTTTTTTCAGATTCTCCTATTTGACTTTTAATTCCAGAAAGTTCTTCTTGAGCTTTTTTGTTGGCAGCCTCCTCAAGTTTCTTTTGTTCTTCAGACTTTCCAGCTTCTTCTTCTTTATTTCTTAAAATCTGCATTTCTACAGTAAATCCTTTTAACGATTTGTTACCTTCGCTATAATCTTTTATTAGAGAGTGGATATAGTCATCAGTTGATTTAGAGGCATCGTAGTAATTGTATGACTCATGATTATATTTCATGAGAACGTTGTGAACTGCATCAAATTCAATTCTATTATATTTTTCAACTAACTGTGGTACATACTTAATAAAGTCTGGATTATATGCTAAATACAAGTCGGTTAGAAGTTCTGTGAAGTCCTCTTTTTTCATATTCTAAATTTATAAATAAATGTTATAGCAAAGGTTTGTAGGCGTGAAAGGAAAACGGCATACAAATATGTGTGGAAATATAAAAGTTAGTCTTTTTTTATAATAATTTGTGCATATGAAGTTTTAAAATATTGACCATAAATTGGAGAATCATCAATATGAAAATCTATATTTTCTTTTTCACAAATCTCTGCTTTTGTACGATTCCATAAGTCATCATCAATCCACGGGTTTCCTTTTTCATCGTATATCACTTCTGTACCCATTTCAATATGATAATCAACTATGGAATAAAATTTGGTATATGATATTCCAATTTCTTCAATTTCTTCTATAGCTCCATGAGATTTCATTCTTCCAGTGATTATAATCACCTCATGTCCTGAGTTGACAAATAATTTTGACAGCTCAACAAAAAATTCTGGGTTTGCATCACAGACACCATGGATGTCCAGACCAATTTTCATTACTCTTTTGCCTTCATTCATAAAATAACTATTATTAGGTTATACACAAATGTAATAAAAATGTTCTAACGAGCATACTCTTTTAGAGAAGTATTTCTAATTCTACTCTTTAATCTCCTAACTCCTTTTTCTTTAATTTGTCTAACTCTCTCTCTTGTAAGGTCATACTTAATACCAATCTCTTCAAGACTTATTGGAGCTGTTCCGAATAATCCGAAATATAATATTAAGACATCTTTTTCTCTATAAGTAAGGCTTTGCATTATTCTCTTAAGTTCAACTTGTAGGTCAGAGTTTTTAAGAACTTTATTAATGTCATGCTCATCTTCTCCCTCTATTAAGTCGCTCATTGTTCCTGAGTCTGAATCAGTTGTCATAGGAGCATCAATAGAGCTCATTGTTTGACCTTCATCTTGCGCATACCTAATCTTTTCAACAGTAAACCTTGAAACATCTCCTTTTGGTTGACCCTTGCTTGGACCAGATGTGTGAACACCCTTTTCTAACTCCTGTTTTATAAGGAATTCAGAAATCTCTTCTTCGGTAGGCTGTCTCTCCAGGTGTTGATTCAAATCAGAAATCGCAGCTTTAATTTTATTAAGATTACCGAGCTTATTTAAAGGCAATCTAATCATCCTTCCATCATCAGCAATTGATTGCAATATAGATTGACGAATCCACCATACAGCATATGATATAAATTTAAAACCTCTTGTCTCATCAAATTTGTGAGCAGCTTTAATCATTCCAATGTTTCCTTCTTGAATTAAATCTGAAAGAGGAGCTTTTCCACTGTATTGCTTAGCAACTGATACAACGAATCTAAGATTGGCTTTAATTAATTTTTCTGCAGCTTTTTCATCACCAGCTCTAACTCTCTTAGCGAGTTCTATTTCTTCTTCTGGAGAGATAACGTCTCCAATGTTACTTACTTCTGCAAGATATTTGTTAAATGATTCTGAATCACGATTTGTGATTGATTTTGTAATTTTCAGTTGTCTCATATTCTATTTAGATTTTGTTTTGTCTGACTACTATACGTTTTGAAATTAAAAATGTTTTATTTTGTTTCAAAAAGTTATCAACATGTTAATAACTCAAAATTAAGGAAATAAAATTGCTTTTGTTATACGAATTTAAAGTCTAAATGTTTCGTTTATAAATTCTAAAACTATTTATGTATGACAAGTAAAAAAAAGCTTGTATGACAATTATGAAAGAAGCAGAAATAATTAAACACAGAGAGTACTCAGAAGACCCAATTAAATTCATTAAAGAGAACAGGTTGGGTATAAACAATAAAACCTGGAAGTGTGAATATCTTGAGATGATGGACTTTGAAGAAAAGTTCCTAAGACACATACATGAAAACAACTTAAGTGTAACAAAGAAGTCAAGGCAAATGCACATGACATCTCTTTCAGCTGCATACTGCGCCTGGAAGCTTATCTTCTCTTTTGATAAATCCATAGCTATAATATGCCCAAAAAAAGACCAGGCTGTTAGATTTATAGAGCTTGTAAGAATAATACTACAGAGCTATTCAAACGATATATTTCACTGGGAAGATAATTTTGTTAAAGATAATAAAGATGAGATAAGACTGGATAATGGTAGCTATATAAAAGCTCTTCCTGCAAGTCCATCCGCACTTAGAGGGTATAGATTTGATATGGTTATTATGGATGAGGTAGCTTTTATGAAAGAAGCAAAAGAAATTTGGACCACATTAATTAGTGATTTTACGAATAACCCAAAAATAATTATTTACTCATCTACAAATGGCATTAACTTCTTTTATGATGTTTGGTTTCAGTCTATTAGAGAAGAAGTAGATTTTTCTCACCTTAGCTTTGACTATACCGATAACCCAAACTACAACAACAAAGAATGGTATGATAGTATGTGTAAAACACTTGGGAGCAAAGATGCTATTGATGTTGAATTACATGGGCTTTTTGTTGATAAAAGTAAACCAGAGTCTTATAGATTAAATCTTAGGATTAAGAAAGATATATATGATAAGATGATTGATAAAATTGGAAACACAAACGTGTCTGATTATATCAGGAAATTAATCGAGAAAGATTTGCGTATAAATGAATAAGGTTATTATTTATACATTATCTGACCCACCAATGTATGGTGATTCAGATTATAAAAAAAAGAGGTGGAAAGATTTTCTATAAAAGTCCCAATGATTTTTTTAAGATTAGTTCCAGAGCTTAAAATGGATGAAGAAACTATTGAAAACATAGAAGATTTGAAAATTCACATGAAATCTGGAAAAGAAATCGACCCACCAACTCTATATGTTGATGGAGATGTGGTAATTGACCACGATGGAAGGCATAGAGCTTATGCTGCAATAGAATTAGGTTTTGGAGAGATTCCAATACTTGTAATTGATGCGAATAATAAAGTAGAAAACTTTCCAGTTAATAAACAAGGTTAGTCTTTTCTCATTTCTTTAAAAGTCTTTGGTTCTTCACCATATCTTGAAACAAATGAATTTCTGCACTTGTCGAGTTCTGCCATTTTTTCTTTATGCCTAACCTTAATAACGAGCCACAAAGAAACAGCAAATAAAAGAGATGCTGCGCCAACAATAATGGAAACAACTATGCTTTCTCTAAATATTAGTGATAATACCATTGAAACAATGTATATTGGCAACATAATCCCAGCAAAATTTGATTGCCAGTTCTCTTTCATTATTGACCTATAATCTTCTAACATTCTTTTATTTTTTCAAGGAATTCATCTCTCATAACATCATACTCTTCTTTATAGCCTTTGAGAATGCTATAATCATTTAGATGTGTTTTACAGTGATGTATTAAAGAAGTTCTGTCCAAGCCAACAACTTCGGCAATTTGCTCCTGGGTGTATTTTTGGTTATTATACACCTCCATTAAAATTACCATAATTATTTTTCTGGAATATACAAGAGGTCTTTTTCTCGATTTATTCTTGATAGATTCTAAATCAACAATTTCTACATCAAATTTATCTTTAATGTATTTTTTGGTAATTTGAAATAATATATCTACCTCAGTTTTATGTTTTTCTAAAAAGTCCATATGTTTAGCCAAATATTTCAGATAGAGGATTTACTCTTTCGATTACGAATTTCAACTCAATTATTCCATTGATTACTTCGCACTCAAAACCTCCAGAGTTATAGATTTTGTCTTCAGAATCCCAAGCTTGATTGATACAATGCACAGCAGCAATCTTAAGCTCTTTTGCTGTTGGAGTTCTTCTCCCTTCGGCATCGCACCTCCAAGTCCATCCAAGGAAATCCATTACTTTGTTAATTTTATCAAAGTCCATCTGCTCTATGATAAACTTAATTTGTTCTTCTCTTGATTTCATAATGTCTCTATTTCAAATGTTTCATTAAATCTTTTAAGAAAAATGTTTTGTTTTAACTCTTTTGAGTCAATCATTCCTCTGATTTTCTTTGTAGATTTCTTAATAACCTCTTTAAGAGCATTTTCGCAATTTGCGCCAGCTTCTCTTGGAGTTAGTTTAAAACCTTTATTAAGAGCATAGCTAAAACCATCCTCATCAAGTTCATCTATATGAAAGGCGGCACCAGACCTAATAGTGTTTGATTCTATTAACTCTTGGAGTTTAACTCTAATTTTAGGGTTTATAGGTGTTTCTTTTTCAGCCATAATATAATTTTAGCACTTGTTATACGTAACATCCAGTAAGAATGTTCTGTTTTTATTAATTTTCTTCATCACTTTCTTCTGAAGTATTGTCCTCAAGGTACTCTTTGCCCTTTCCAGTGAGAGTAATTTTAGTTTCTTTATATAGCAACAATGGACCTTCAGTTTCAGCCAATCCTTTCCTTCTAAGTGATTCAACAATTATGTTGATACCAAAGTGTCCAGTAATTTTTCCCATTAATTCAGGAGTTACAGCTAATTCTTTTAAGCCAAGCTCTCTACAATAGAGAATGAGAGAAAATTTGCTTATTTCATAGTTTTCTTCTTCACTTCTGCTAAGAGGTTCTTTGTTGCACATTCTATGAAATACAGCTAATTCTTCATCGCTCATCATAGCCATCCACTCATCCATTGTCTCAATGTCTTTGTTGACATATGAATCTGCAAGTTCACTTAATGTGTATATTACATCTTCGTTATTTTCTTTATCTTTCATTATCTGTTTTCTGGTAAGGTATTTGGAAACACAAGCTCTTCAAGTTCTTTGTGAGGGTAGAAATAGTATTTCATTTAGTTATACGTAAAAAAATAAAAAATGTTTCTATTTTTATTTATAAAAGAGCTAAGCCAATTGATATTTATGATATAAATAAAAATATAATAAAAGAATGTAAAACAACTACAGAAGCTTATAGATTTTCTGGTCTAATAAATAAAGAATTTAGAAAATTGTTAGAATCTGGAGAACCATCAAAAAAAGGGTATATTTTTAAATACAAAGATGTGTAATTAAAAAGTAAGTTTTATTTTTATGTTGCATTTATAATCAATAAATGTTAAACTTGTACTATGAAAAAAATATCTTTTGATTACGATGGTAATCTTGATGACCATTTTGATGGTGGTAAAAATCCACACAAAGAAGAGGTCCAAAAACTGTTTAAGAAGTTATCAGAAGATGATGATGTTGACTTGTATTTGATTACAAGAAGATATGGTCCAGAACATTCTACAAAAGGCCTAAAGAATGAGCACCAAAAGGTTTACAGCCTTCTTGAAGAATTAAACATAGTGCTTCCTAAAGAAAAAATTCTATTTACTAATAGAGAAATGAAATACAAAATCATTCTTAATCTTGAAATAGATATTCACTTGGATGACGACTTCAGAGATAGAGAGTTGATTAATAAATTTACACAAGGAAGCTCAGTAGATACAACCAAGCCTGGCTGGTTAAAAAAATTCGATGAGCTTCTGTAAAAGAGGCTTATTATGAAAGAACTGAATGTGAACTACCCACCCACGGCAAAGCCGATGGGATGGGCTTCAGGAGTCATCACTCCAACCAATGTTGGCAGTTCGTCCTGATTTTTAACTGTCAGTCCCTGTAAATCTGGATTTGAAAGGAAGGAGTTCGCTGACTTTGATTATTTAACAGCAGAACCTTCAAATGGAAGTGTCAGAACCACAATGATTATATTGTTCATAATTATCGTTGGACTTTGTGTAGGTTTTGTTTTAAATCGTCATGACGAAACTGTAATAAGCTCTGCATTTAAAAGGATGAAGGAGAATAGTTATGATGATTTTAGCGATTATGGTAGATAAAGTTTTTCAGTTTAATAAATTTTCATTAGATTTGTCCTGAACTTAAAAAAGACAATTGCTATGAGCACAAGAAAAGGGATAGGCTATTCTCCTTTAACAGAAAAAGTTTACTTAGGAAGACAGGACCGAAAAAAAGGCATGTGGATTGGAGATAAAGAAGATGTTACAAACGATTTTTTAAATATATGTTTTCAGTATTTTGAAGAAAATACAATTAGAAACATCGGAAGTCCAAATGCTAAAAAGGAGAATTTGTTTATAAATATAAAAAATGACAAAAAGAGCATTGAAAAGGTAATTAAAAGATTACAAAAAGATTTGATTGAATTATGAATTATGGGTTGGTGGAATAAAGTTCTAATTTTTGTATCTATTTATAGATATGAAAAGAATTACTCCACAAAAAGATAAAGTATTTTTTTATACTTTATCTGACCCAGAAACAAAAGAAATAAAATACATTGGAAAAACATGGATAACACTATCTAAAAGGCTTAATGGTCATGTTTGTGAGGCAAAAAGAGCTGTAACAAAATTTGAAGGTAGATTAACCAAGAGAAAGCCAAGTAAGCTTTATAGATGGATAAATAATTTAACTAAAAGAGGGTTAAGGCCTGAAATTAATTTTTTATCTGAAGAGTATAGAGAAAATTGGGAATTATTCGAAATTAATTGGATAGCTCAATTTAGAGGTTGGGGTTTTGATTTAGTCAACACCTCAAATGGTGGATATGGCTCAACAGGTCATAGTCAAACAGAGGACACAAAAAAAAGAATCTCTTTGGCGAATAAAGGTACTAAGCCAGCGCCTCAAGCTATACAAGCATCTATAGAATATAATAATAAGAAGGTAAAGCAATATACCAAAGAAATGGAATTTGTAAAAGAATGGAATTCAAGCAAGATAGCTTCAGAATCTTTGAAAATCCACTCAAATTCAATATCAAATGTATTGTGCAATAGAGCAAAAACTGCTGGGGGTTTTGTTTGGAAATATTAAATAAATTATTAATTAAAACTTAGAAATTTTGGGTTGGTGGAATGAAAGTATTTATGGAGGAGATGCTCCTCTTGAATGGAAAGAAAATATTTACGAACTTTGCAAGACAAAGGAGTATGGAAGAAATGATAAGCCAAAAGCTATCACAAGCAAGAACTTGGCTAAAAACATGTCGAAAATCAGAGAGATGATTGACACTGTTGGGATTGAAGATGAAGAAGATATGAATATCGGCTATCAAATTCTTGGAGCAATTTGCATGCACTCTGGGTATGATTTACTTGAAAGTCCAGGTTTAAAAGAGCAAGTCATTGAATCAATTGAGAATGATGTTTGGTCTAAAGAAAATGGGCTTAGAAGCCAAGCTTGCAAGAACTATAAGAAGATTGTAAAAGAATACGACTTCAATACTCCAGTTAACATTGAAACGGTAAATATTTTTGAAGATTCAGAAGAAGAAGATGAAGAGTCTATATCTAAAGAGTTTGCAGAAGTTTTTTCGTTGCTTAATGCAAGAATGAAGAAACTTAAAACTGGGATTGAGGAAAAATCTGGTGATGAATCATTTGACGATGGTTATGAAACTGCAGCTCAAGAGGAAATAAGTTTTTTAACTGATTTTAAAGAATTAGTTGCCAGACAAGAAATGATGGGAGTTCTTCTTGAAAGAATTAAAAACGGTTCCATAGGTTCGAGCGCTGTTTCTAATGAGGGAGCAAAAATGTCTTCTGGAAGTCATTCTACTGACGCTGGAAGGGCTGATGTGACTCCAGGATAATATGTTTTAGAACATTATTATGTTTTTAACGTATAACTAAATATCTATTAACTAATAATTTAAAACAATGATTGTATCAGGATTATCAATTTGGATTGTATTAGCAATTGCAGTTGTAATAACTGGAGCGTATTACTTCAGACACAGAAAGTCATGGATGGGTAACCCTTGGATGATTTTGTTGGTGTTTGCAGGTCACTTTTTCTTTTTTGCTTGGGGTGTTATTTTCTTCATTCTTGGAGAAATCATCAGAAGTAAGATGAAATCGAATCCTAAAAAGGAAGGGAAATAAAGATGTTCAAAAGAGAAAAGAGTATAGAACAAATTATAGATGGTTGTATTTCTGGAAAAAGAAATTGCCAAGAACTTTTGTTCAAAGAGTTTCATGGAAAAATGAAAGTAGTTGTCATGAGATACATAAAAGATGCAGATGCTGCTCAAGACGTATTAAGTGATGCTTTCGTAAAAGTTTTTGCAAAAATAAACAACTTTGAAAAGAGTGGAAGCATTGAAGGTTGGATAAGAAAAATAGTTGCAAACACAGCCATAGATGCTATAAGAAGAAATAAAAAAACATTCTTCTTAGAAGATTCAAATGTGGTAGACCACGAATCATTAGTTACACAGCCAGAAGGAGATGGTTTCGAAATAGAAGGCATCAACACTTCTGAAATAACGCCAGAAGAATATTTAGGACTAATTCAAGAGCTGTCGCCTTGTTATAGAGCTGTATTCAATATGAAGTTGTTTGAAGATATGACTCATAAGGATATTGCAAATAAACTTGAAATAGCTGAGGGAACATCTAAATCAAATTATTCAAAAGCAAGAGGTATTTTGAAGGATAAAGTTATCAATCTGGTAAAAGAGAAAGATAAAGTGCAAGAAAAAATGAAACTTTTATACAAAGAAGTTGACGTTGCAAAATAAAGTGGGAAGAAAGAAGAAAAATACAATTCATAACTGGCAATCCCAGGTAAGTTGAAAAAAGAGTGGTTCATGGATACGACTGATTACAGCAAGTTCTTAAAAGACATAGAGAACCAAGCTCATCTTGAATATGATGAAAGCCATGGAATTCGCTCAAGAGGGTTTAGCATGAAGTCAAAAAGTTTTGATAGATTTAATCTTGGAATGTATGATGTCTTAATTTCAGAAGATGTTAGAGAGATTGTAGAAAGACTTGGAGCTCTTGGTCCAGAAATTGATGGAGAGTTGATTAATTTCTTTGAAACTCATTATAAAGGGTGGAGCTTCGTATTGTGCATATTTGATGGAAATGAAGAAATGGACTCACAACCAATAACTTTTGAGTACGAGCCATTTCACTACAATTGGTTATACTTCCCTACAATGGATTCTCACTCTGGAGGAGCACCAAGTTTCATAAAACAGTTGCGGAAACCCAATCATCGACTTGTCGTGGTTGGGAGGAAAGCAACTTCCCCTAAGTTAAATTTATTATATGCAAATATATAAAATAAATTTAACTTAACTTCTGTTTTTTCTTTTTTTTTATTCATCCTATAAAGATGGACCACACGCTTATTTACGAGTATCCTGGACTTGCTGATAGAGTTACAAATAATGTGGAATTCTCGCAAGATGTTCCAGAGATTCTTAAAAGAAGAAACTATGTTGCCACAAAGTGGGACAAGTCACTTCCAAACGGAGACATGTACATCAATTTTGAAACTCTTAAAAAACATGCAAAAGATAAAACGTTTTGCTATGACGGATTCAAAAGACAACTATCTCACCTAGAAGCAAGAATTTTCGATAAAGTTTAAGAACAAATTTCTTATTTTTGCGTATAACTTATAAAATCCTGGACTTATGAAGATATTATTCCCATGTCATGAACTTGACAATAAAAAAGTTGATGACTGTTACATAGAGGAACATCACGCTGCAAAACTGCAGGGTCATGATTGTTTTTTGTTTAGTCATGATGAGTTTGTTAGAGGAGAGTTTAAATCTAACATATTTCAAATAGATGATAAAACATCTCTTGTATTAAGGAGTTGGATGTTAAACCTAACTCAGTACGAAGAGTTATATAAAACTCTTGAAGAACTGGGCTACGTTCTTGTGAATACACCAGAACAATACAAAAATTGTCATCACTTCCCAGAGTCTTATGATTATACAAAAGACCACACGTCAAAAGCTATTTTCATTAAAGAGTGGGATGCTGACATTCTTCAAGACATTTCTGAATTTTTTGGAGATAAAGACTTCTTAATGAAAGATTTTGTTAAGTCTGCAAAAGGAGTCCCAGGCTTGTTCAGAATGAATACTGGAATCAGTGGAGAAGACCTCTTCAAGAAAGTAGAGGAGTTTGTTGAACATAGAGGAGAGTTGTTTAGTGAAGGTCTTGTTTTTAAAGAGTTTGTTGACTTGAAAAAATATGGAGAAAATGTAAATGAATATAGATTATTCTTTTATGACAGACGATTAATCTCAAGTTCTCAAAACTCTAACGTTAAAGTAGAACACAGCACTCCAAATGATGAAACAATTGATTTTGTTGAAGAGATAGCTTGCGAAATTGATAGCAACTTCTTCACGATTGACATAGCTGAGATGGAAAACGGCATGTGGATGATTATTGAAACTGGAGATGGACAAGTATCTGGACTTTCTCCAGGTCAAAATTGTTTAGAGTATTACGCAGCAATGCAAGGTCAATTAAAAGAATAAGTTATGAATGTAATTATGGACGAAACTATTAATTCAAGAAAGTTATTGAAGCCTGAGATGCGATTGCCATATCAGACTGTAAAATTTGTATACCAAGCACTTGATGTTGCTGAAGAGCAAATTGAAGAGCAGTTTGAAGAGATTAAAAAACTTAAACTTGAAAACCTTAGATTGTCAAATCTAAATAAAAAAGATTAAAATGCGTAAATTATCAGAACAAGAAATAGTAAGACGAGAGCATCTTCAAGCGATGATTGACCTGGGTATTAATCCTTATCCAGCTGAGCCGTTTATCAATGATGTTGAGAATGGAGCTCGTATAAGATATGATTGTACAAGTGTTTGGGAAATGTTTGATACGCTTCAACATTTTTCGACAGAACTTCAAATTGAGCACATGGGAAGGACTGTTAAGTTGTCTGGAAGGCTAATGAGTAAGAACATAATGGGAAAAGCATCTTTCTTTAAATTACAAGATGATTCAGAAAGAAGAATGCAAGTGTTCATCTCAAGAGACGAGCTTTGTCCAGACGAAGACAAAACAATGTACAATACAGTTTTTAAGAAACTGGTTGACCTTGGTGACTTTGTTGGTGTTGAAGGTAAAATGTTTGTCACTCAAACTGGTGAACTAACTATTCGTGCAACAAAGTTTACAATACTTTCTAAGTCTTTAAAACCTCTTCCTACTGTTAAGAAAGATGAGGAAGGAAATGTTCACGATTCTTTTGAGAACCAAGAGATGAAGTATCGTCAAAGATATGTTGACCTTGTGGTAAACCCAGATTCAAAAAAAGTATTTAGAGATAGAACACGAATAATTCGAACAATACGTGAAGTATTGGATGAAGAATTTTTCATGGAAGTTGAGACTCCAGTTTTACAGCCAATTCATGGTGGTGCAACCGCAAAGCCTTTTATGACACATCACAATAAATTGGACATTCCTCTTTATTTGAGAATTGCCAATGAGCTATATCTTAAGAGGTTGATTGTTGGAGGATTCGAAAGAGTGTATGAATTTGCTAAAGATTTCAGAAACGAAGGAATGAGCAGGTTCCATAATCCAGAGTTTACTCAAGTTGAGTTGTACGCAGCCAATAGAGATTATATGTGGATGATGGACTTTTGTGAGCAGATTGTAAAAAAAGCAGCATTCTCAATTGTTGATGATGTTGAAGCTGTGTTCGGAGAGAATAAAATTAGCTTCTTTGGAGAATTCGAAAAAATAAAGTTCTTTGATGCGATTGAAAGATATTCTGGATGTCAAGCAATGAGCATGACAGATAATGAGCTTAGAGTATTTCTTGCTGGTCATGAAATCCATGTTGATAACTCTATGGGTAGAGCGAAGCTTCTTGATGAAATTTTCGGAGAGTTTGTTGAGCCTAAATTGATTCAACCAACGTTTGTATACGATTATCCAGTTGAGATGTCTCCGCTTGCTAAAAAGCATAGAACAGACGCTGGCATAGTTGAAAGATTTGAACTTGTAATCAATGGTAAAGAAGTTGCTAATGCTTATAGTGAGCTTAATGACCCAATTGACCAGAGAGAAAGGTTTGAAGAGCAACTTCGTCTTGCTGGAGCAGGTGATGATGAAGCTATGGGTATGGATGAAGATTTCTTGAGAGCATTGGAATATGGGATGCCTCCTACTGCAGGTCTTGGTATTGGAATTGATAGATTGGTAATGATTTTAACTGAACAAAAATCAATTCAAGATGTGTTATTTTTCCCTCAAATGAGACCAGAGAATATAAATTATTAAAGGTTTTAGGAACATTCTTCCATAAAAAACGTATAAACAAAAGAATCAAAAAATAAAAAATGAAAAATTTACTTATTATCTGCTTTGCATTGCTTACATTTGTATTAAATTCTTGTGAGGGTGTCGGTAAAACAACAAACTCTTATGACTGTAAAACAAGGCTTGATGTCCAACTTGTGGATGGAAGTGCAATGTGGGTTTATGGAGGAAGCGTGCATGATGGTTACATAAGAGGTAATGACGAGGCGGGAAATGATGTATGGGTTTCTATGCATCAAGTGATAACAGCAACAGAAGTTGACTGTAGAAATAGAAAATAAAACATGAAAAAATTAAAACAAACTGAAGGAACAATAGAGTTTATAAGAAACGGTCATGCTTACTTAATATTAGAAGGCAATGATGATTTGTTCATTCACAAAAAAAATACAGGCCAAGCTCTTCATGGAGATAAGGTCACAGTGTCAATTGTTAAAGACGAAAGCGGAAAAGGTACTGGAGAACAAGGTATAGTAGAAAGAGTTGAAGATAGAAGCAAAACTGAATTCTCTGGTGTAATTGACATCAATGAAGAAAAGGGATTTGCTTTTGTTAGAACTTCTGGAGGTAAGATGCCAGTAGATTTCTATGTTCCAATGGAGCACCTAAATGGCGCTAAGGATGGAGAGGTTGTGGTTGTTAAATTGCACCGATGGCACAAGAAGGACAAAAGCCCAAAAGGTATTGTCACAAAAGTGATTGGCGCAGCTGAAACTCACGAGACTGAAATGAACAGCATTATGTTTAAGCATAATATTGATTATGATTTCTCTGATGCAGTTATGAAAGAAGCTGAAGACATTCCAGTTGAGATTTCTGAAAAGGAGATTCTTAAGCGTAGAGATATGCGTGGAGATTTGACAATCACCATTGACCCAGACAGTGCAAAAGATTTTGATGATGCAATATCATTCAAGAAATTGGATAATGGGAATTACGAGATTGGAGTTCACATTGCTGATGTAACACATTATGTTAGACCAGGAAGTGAATTGGATAAGGAAGCATTTAGAAGAGCGACTTCAGTTTATCTTGTTGATAGATGTATTCCAATGCTCCCAGAGAGGCTTTCTAATGGAATCTGTAGCTTACGACCAAATGAAGAAAAACTGACATTCTCGGTTATCTTTCAGATGTCTCCAGATGGAGAAGTTGTTAAGCACAATTTCAAGAAGACTGTAATCAACTCTGATTGTAGATTGACGTATGAAGAAGCGCAAGAGATTATAGAAGGAACTGCCGACAGAATAGAAAGCGTTCCACCAGGGATGGGAGTATTCGATTGTGTGAAAATATTGAATGGCATTGCAAAGAAAGTTAGAAAGAAAAGATTTAAAGATGGAGCGGTCACCTTCAACAGAAGAGAGCCAAACTTTGTTCTTGATGAGGACAATGTTCCAATAGATGTTTTCTTTCATGAATCTGCAGATGCTCATCAACTTATTGAAGAGTACATGTTATTGGCTAACAAGTATGTTGCAACTTATGCACACGGACTTACCAAGCCATTCGTATATAGAACACACGACCTTCCAAGTGAAGAGAAACTGCATGAGTTAAGTTTATTCGTATCTCAGTTCGGTTATCACTTTAATACTTCAGGAAGCATGGAAGCTACCAAAGCATCTCTCAACGAGATGTTGAAGAAAGCGTCTGGAAGTGGTGAGGAAGCAATGATTTCAACGTTAGCTATTCGCTCAATGTCGAAAGCAGTTTATTCAACTCAAATAATTGGTCACTATGGACTCGGATTCAAGCACTATAGTCACTTTACATCACCAATAAGAAGATACAGCGATATTTTGAGTCATAGATTATTGTGGTATTATATGAATGGCGGACAATAGCTTATTTATTTTTTTAGATATACTTTCATCATATTTTATGATAATTAACTTAATGTTACTTTACGCACAAAAATTAATTAGAATCATAAAACTTTAAAATATGGAAAAAGATAATTTGAAAAACGAAACTGAGCCATTTAATAAACCCTTTGTTAGCGGTAGTGGTTTATTAAAGCCTAAAAGTGGAACTGGATGGTATATGTTTGTATCAACAATATTGGCAGGTGGTGTAATGTTTTGTATAGGACAAATGTTCGGAACAGATGGTGCTATTATAACAGGAATACTATTGTTGATAGCAATGGCATCTGCTGTTAGATACAACGTCTGACCATTACCGCTAACGGCTATTGTATGGTGTCGGAATTTGTTTTTACAAATTATGCATTATACAAATTGTTACCCTTAGTACGGGTTGATTAAAAACGAAATTTGAATAATGAATACAGATAAAAAAATATTAGATGCTTGTTGCGGAAGTAGAATGTTCTGGTTTGACAAAACAAACCCTAATGTTTTATTTGCTGACATAAGAACGGAAACCGTAGAAGTAAAAGATAGTAGCGTAAATACTGGAATTAGAACAATAGAGGTTAAACCTGATATTGAGGTTGATTTTAGAGATATGCCATTTAAAGACAATACTTTCAAAATGGTAGTATTTGACCCACCACACTTAAATAAGTTAGGAAAAGACAGTTGGATGGCTAAAAAGTATGGTGTTTTATTACCTACTTGGGAATTAGATATAAAAACTGGATTTAATGAATGTATGCGAGTTTTAGAGCCTTATGGGACTTTAATATTCAAATGGAACGAAACCCAAATTACAGTTACTCAAATATTAAATGCCATTGGCCATCAACCATTATTTGGACACAAATCAGGTAAACGCTCAAATACGCATTGGATGTCTTTTATGAAAACAGATGTCTAGTATTAAGGGTAACGGCAAATTGTATGTTATCGGTTTGCTTTTCGCAAACTGAAATATACAAAATGTTATCGGCTGATGCGGATTATCTATCTTAATTTCAATACGAAGCACTAAATAAGTTTTTATTTTTTAGGGTCGGAAGAAAAATAATTGAAAAAGATTTGGTTTATACGAAACTTTATCGTAAGTTTGTCGTATGATTAACTATAACACTAAAACAAAATAAGATGAATTTACTACAAGAACTGGCAACGATAAATACTGAAAGTAAAATAGACTTGACTGGATTATCATTAGATGAATTGAACAAAGTAATTGCTGATGCAAATAGACTTATTCGTGAACAAGAATATCAAATTAAATTGGAACGGAAAGAAAAATCAAAAACCGATTTGAAAGTAGGAGACATAGTTTCCGTTGCTAGTGATAAATTTAAAGGTGAAATTTGGGAAGTTTTAAAACTAAATCCAAAGAAAGTTAAATGTAAAAGAGAAAATGGAGAGGTTTGGAACATTGCATACTCATCAATTAAAATGATTGATTAATGGTAAGAATAGAAATACATTTAGATAGAGATGAAACTGATATTCTTGATGCTATTGCTAAAGAAGATGGTAGAAGTCGTAAAAACTTATGTGAAACTGAAATACGTAAGTTAATCAAAGAGCGTGGGCAAAAAATAAAAACTTCTAACGTAAATATTGATACGAAGAAGTAATGTAGCATTTGCCGATAACGTGTTGAATATGGTGTGTAACGACAAAAACAGCACAAAACTTTTAATAATTAATAAACTTTAAAAACAGAACAGATGAAAAATTTAAGAACGAAATTAAGTTATACGCTATATTTTGTGTTAGTTGCTGTGCTTTCTTCTTGTGGAGATGAAACCAAAGAAAATATTGAGCAAGAAAAAGATAACAGAGAAATGTACATAAGCAACCCTAAATGGAAGGCAGACTTACAAATAGTAAAAGTTAGAAATTGCGAATATGTTTTGTGGTATAACGGTTACGGAAGCGATATGGAACACTACGAAGGTTGCAAAAACCCACAGCATTGCAACTAACACTTGTTATATGCTGTGCGGATTTTAACCACAAATGCTGATACGAAGAACGAAGCCTTTTTGTTTTATTTTTGTGGGTGGAATATTAAAAAGTGATTATTTATATATAGATTAAACTATTTATTATTATGGAATTAAGAAAATTTATAGCAACGACTATACGTGAATATTTGAATGAAGCATATATTGACCAAGATGGCAATTTAAAGGATATGAATTATGAACCAAGTTCAGATGATTTATGGGATGATAAAGAGTTTTTAACATTTGTTAATAAAAACATAGAAAATGGTAGTGAGATGCCTGAGAAAATGTATAAAGAAATATCTGATAATCATAAGAAACTTTATAGAAAAGAATTATTAGACTATGGTGGTCAGATAATAGCACATAGTGAAAACGAACTATTAGTAAAAGATTTAGTTAGATATGATTACAGTAGATTAGAAAAAGAAATATTAGATTGGGTTGAAATGTATTCAACATTTGGAAATGTCCATTTTCCTTTTGATGAATTATTTATAGAAAATGTAGATGAAATATTCCAAGGTAGAATTATTAACAAATTAATAGACGTGATGGATTGGGATATTGATTTACCAAATTCAATATTTTATAAATTTCATCCAAGAGTTAGGAAAATGATTGAAGATAATAATTTTAAACCATTTAATATGGATTTAGAATTATAAGTTCGGTGGAAAAACAAAGGGAATGTTATGATGAAACTTAATACGAAGTGATAACGTAGCATTGCATATAACGCTAGGGGTATGGAGCGGATTTTTTACGGATTTGAAACACTAAACTTTATTGTATGACAACTGAAAGAATAAAAGAGATACAGGCTGAAACAGCTTATCCCAATAGTACAAGCGTACAACAAGCACTGTTGAAGGTGTGGAATGAATGTGACCAGGAGCGAGTAAAAAACTGCTCCATACCTGATGTTAGCATTTCGTTATTTTGCCGATGCTCACAGGCTAAAGGTAGAGATAATGATGAAAATGGTACGCCTTACTGTATTGAATGCCAAAAACCAATAGATGAAAGGCAAATACTATGAATGCTAACGTTAAATCTATGGGTATTTTTTGCCCGACTTAAATAACTAAAAATTAATCATGAATATATCAGAAAAAGTAATTGACATAGTAAAAGGAATGGAGGGTATCGGAGGAACACCAACAGACCAAGAGTTCTTAAACGAATTTGAATTTCGCTTACAAGCACTAAAGCTAGGGCAGACATTACCTATAGATAGTGTTACCAAACGTTATTTATTCTGGTTTGAATCAGAAGGGAAAGACGGATGGACGTTTGAAATAGAGGCAGAAGATAGTAATGATGCTTATGATAAAGCGTATGACACACACGGGCCACAAGTTGCAGGAATGATGTACCAAGTTATTTAATGTTTGGTAACGGTTTGTGTATGCTTTGTTGCGTATAGGTATCAATAAACTTTAAATAAGAACAGAACTGAATAAATATTAACAAGCCTTTAGATAGGCGGTATGTAGCAATAAAATATACACGTTGTTATATGCTTTTAAAATTACGATTATGTACTCACAAAAATTAATTAAAGAAGTAAAAGAATGTTTCCCTGATTATGCAAAAATGCACGAATTAGCGGACGAAGGTAGTGTTTGGCTTGGAAGATATTTAGATGACAGTAGTGGTGGAAGTGTGTCATTAGATGCTATATTAACAGCTACCAACCTTGAAGAAATCCAAGACAAAGCACGGTTAATAAAGCGAAAAGTTAATTGTTATAAACTATGGTGTGATGAAGACCCAAGACGTAAGTAATTTTTATTGCATATAATGTCTAGGCTATGAGCCTGTACTTGTATGGCTTTATAGCCTTTGTTGTAGGTAGTAATCCTGCAGAATTGAAACACTAAACTTAAAAATATAATGGAAGATAAATTGAAACAACAGATTGAAGAATGGCAAACCAAGTGGCAACATTTACAAGGCTTAATTGATGATAAGATAAAAGCCGAAGATTACAACGGTGCTTTTAGGATGCAAACAGTTGCCACAACATTAAAAGGATGTATAAGAGATGCTTATGACATTCTTGAACCACAAGAGTAGTAAATTTATTACCTACAACGGCATCTTGTATGGTGTCGTAGTGAGGCACGAGCTATGCACTATACAAAGTGTTGTAGTGAGTGCGGATTATTAACTTAAATGTATAATTGAAATGAAAAATACAGATTTAGAATTACCCGAAAATATGACAAGGGTGTTGGTTGAACATATTAGTGGAGTACTTGAATTTGCCTATTACAAAGATGGAATGTTCAAAGCAGACATGGAAAGCGATTGGGTTCAACCAAAATCAATTAAAAGCTGGATGTCAATATCTGAACTTAAATCAAAGGTAGGATTGTAGCATTCACTACAACTGATTTGTGTATGAATAGTAGCGATTAATAACAACTAAATTTTATAAAAATGAACGAAACAAATAACCAACTTATCCAAACAGGATTTACACTTGATAGGTTGCACCAAGATAACAAAATAAGCGATGAAGCTTACGTAATCTTAAAAGACAGAAATAAGCAAGCTATTATTTATACACGGTGTTGTACGGAGTTGGTTTGTGATAGTTGCGAAAACACTGCTGTATATGTGGAAAGAAAATGTAATGAATGTGCTTATGCAGATACGCAGTAGGTAAAAACCAATTACTTACAACGCCTAGTGTAAACGGTCGTTTTAATGCCGTTTTACACATTGTTAGGTTTTAGTATGAACGGATTTTAAAGAATAAATATGAATAAATACAATATAATATATGCAGACCCAGCTTGGGAGCAAAAAGCAGGGAGACCATTAAGCGGTGGTTACAAAAAAGAAAATGGGGTACAAGTGTTTAATCCAAAAAGCGATAAGTCTGCAGACTTGCCTTATAACACAATGAAATTTGAAGACATAGTAAACCTGCCTATTAAAAACTTGACTGCTGATAATTGTCATTTGTATTTGTGGGTTACAAATAAGTATTTAATGAAAGCGGAAGAAGTTGTAAAGGCTTGGGGTTTTAAATACTCTACAACCCTTGTATGGTGTAAAAAACCAATAGGTAGCGGAATGGGTGGAACTTTTAAAGTGTCTACTGAATACTTAATTTTTGCAACCAAAGGCAAGGTTAATGAATTGGTAAATGAAAAAATAAACGGAACTTGGTTTGAAGAAAAAAGACAATATGTAAACGGCTACCCTTGCCATTCAAAAAAACCAGACTTCTTTTATGAACTTATTGAAAAAGTATCTAAAGGAAATAAATTAGAATTGTTCTCCAGAAATATTAGACAAGGATGGGATGCTTGGGGAAATGAGATTGAAGGTAGCATTAAACTTAGTGAATATTAAACCTAACCGCTTGGGCTATGTGTAGTGCCGACCTTGATAGATTACTATACTAACTTAAAATACTGAAACAATGGATAAATTAGAAATATTTGATAAAGATGGAAAGGTGTTACATATAGCTGATGTTATAAGTCGTTTTTTATCTGACAAAGTAGATTATAAAAATGATTCTGACGTAATGATTGGAATGAGAGGTTTGAGTAAAAACATACCTTGTTTGTATTATATAACTCCTATTGATTATGAACCACATAGAATTGAAGTTCTAAATGACTTATAACGCTGAGTATAACCGCAGTAGCGGATTAGAAAGCACAAATGATTGAATTAAACAGAATATTAATTAGAAGCAATGGTGTTAAAATTAAGCACTACAACCCGCTATTGCTGTTATACATTGTTGTGGTGCGTTTTTTAACTATGTATTATCAAGAAAAAGTGATTAACGGAATTTTATGTTGCAAGCACTCGCCAAATGGTGAATGGATTGAACTTGCAAAACAGACATTAACTGAACGCCTTATGAAGTATAAAAAGGCTCTTCAAATTATACAAAACTTTGATGAAGAAGATGAAGGTAAATATGGCGACCCTGGTGTTGTTGCAGGTGAAGCACTTTCTTTCTAAATGCACCACAACGTTTTGTATATGAAACGTTGCCAACCGAAACTTAACAGATAAACAACAAATTTTGAATTATTAATAAACTAAATAAAAGACCACTAAAGCAATGTTTTATATACGTTGTTATGTGGCGTTAAATTATGGGAAGTAGTATAAGTAGAATTGATGATGAATACGATTGTTACGTATCTTTTTGTGAAAAATTGAATGAAGTTTCAAAAGATTACGAAGATATTAAAGAACATACGAAGGAATTAGTTAAAAAACACAAAATCACAAAAAAGATGTGGTGGTATAATGCCACATAACGACTATATATAAACACCTTTTTATAAATCATTGATTATTAAATTGATATAAGATGTTAAATCAAAAAATTGTAAAGATTTGTGAACAAAAGTTTATATATTTAAACTACTCTGAAAGAACCAAGGACATTTATACCCATTACATCAAGCAATTTATTACTTGGTGCGGTGATAAAAGAATAATTCACCTCAATTCAAAAGATTTTCAGTTATATCTTAATAATTATAATTTCACTTCTATATCAAAACAAAATCAAGTTATTAACGCAATTAGATTTCTTTATAAGTTTGGGCTCAATAAAAAGTATGATAAAGTATCTTTTAAGAGGCCAAAGAAAGAAAAGAAGTTACCAAAAGTTATAGATGGAGAATTGATTAAAGATAAGTTATCAAAGATTGAAAATTTAAAACATAAAGCAATATTGACTTTAACGTATTCAGTTGGTCTTCGTGTATCAGAAGTTGTTAATTTAAAAATAGAAGATATTGACTCCATCAGAATGTTGATTTATATTAAAAATGCTAAGGGAAGAAAAGATAGGGTTGTACCATTATCGAACTATGTGCTGCAGTTGTTGAGGTATTATTGGAAAGAATATAGGCCAAAAACTTATTTGTTTAATGGTCAAAATTATGACCAGTATTCAGTTGGTAGTTGTCAGAAAATATATAAGAAGTATATTGACAACAACTCTTCAATTCACACACTACGCCATTCTTCTTTCACAAATCTATTGGAAAGCGGCACAGACCTTAGAATTATTCAGAAGATAGCGGGTCACTCATCATCTAAAACCACTGAGATATATACCCATGTCTCAAATAAAATGTTAAATAAAGTAAATTTACCTATATAATGTATAATAAATCACAATTATCACAAATGTGCGAACATCTAAGTGAACAAGAACAAAAAGCTGCTAAAGCACAGAGAGAATCCATTAAGTACAAGCAGTGCGAGTTTCTGAAGAGTAAAATTGGAGAGAAATTTAAAGGAATTATTTCCAGTGTAAATTCGTTTGGTGTTTTTATAGAAATAATAGAAAATGGATGTGATACAATGGTTTCAGAAGATTGGCTAAAATCCAATAATCTATTTGTTGATGAAGAAAACTATTGTATAAACGATTTTAATAATGGAGATAGCTATAGGCTTGGAGATGAGGTTTTAATTCAAGTTTCAAGAGTCAATATGACCAGAAAACAAATAGATTCTATTATAATTTTAGATTAATCTTCTCCTTTATTAATGTTCCCTTCATAAATAACTCCATCTATCTTTCTTGTGGTTGCCCAAAGTGGCTGCAAGTTAGAAAGAGAGTTTACTATAAAAGAAAGGGAGAGCCTTCTACAGAAGAAAAAAAAGAAATCATACAACTTTATTCAAAAGAGCATAGGGGGGCAAAATATATAGGAAATCTGTTTGATAGAAGTGATTTTTCAATAACATATTGGCTTGATAAATGGAAAGTTCCAAAAATTAGCAAGAGTGACCTTTGCAAAAAAAACAGAGAAGTATATGGTCCAACTAAAGGATTTACTGGAAGGAAACATTCTAAAAAGTCGAAAGAACAGATTTCTAAAAGTGGAATTGAAGCTTGGGACAAAGAAGATAGACTTCCAGTTATAGGTAAGTCAAGAACTTTTAATACAAAAGCTGGAAAGGTTCTTGGTTCTTATGAGGTAGCATATCTTCAGAGGTTAATTAATGACGGAGTTGATTTGCCAAAACCAAATAGAAAAAAATTTAAAACACCTCATGGACAATACATTCCAGATTTTGACTTTGGAGATAGATTTATTGAAATTAAGAGTGACTTCACTTTGAAAGTGTGTAAAGGTGAGATGCCCAAAACTGATGGGACTTATTCTAATGAGCAATGGAAAAAGATTCAATGGGTTGATGGTAATGTTAAACCAGTTGAAATTATTGTTATTGATAAAGATGATGCTTTTAATTTGTTTGTTCAAGCAATTAGTACTAAATTTGTGCTTGATAAAGTAGAAATACATAAGAGACAATATAAAATAATTAAAAATTAGAAATCATGATTTATACTGTGATAGACATAGAAACAACTGGAGTCCCAGGAAAAAACGGAACTGTAGAAGAGCTTCAAATAATTGAGTTCGGAGCTGTAATTGAAGATACAAACAATATATTGGCGATGGAAGACCTTCCTCAGTATAATAGAATCATCAGACACGAGCAATACACTGGAGGAGCATTTGCCATCAACATGAATGCGAGGATATTTGAAATTCTTGCTAAGCGTGAAACATACAGAAGAGGTGAAGAACAAGATGCGTATGACAAGCATCATGGAATCATCTCTCTGAAGGATTTAGCTAAAGATTTCTTTGATTTCCTATATCCTCACTTTGGTAAAATTGAAGGGAGTGATTTTGAAAAAGCTATATCTGAAGCAAACAAATATAGTCAGGCTCCATTTGTGATTACTCCAGCTGGAAAGAATTTTGATGCTTTCGATAGAAAGTTTATTGACATTATTCCCAAGTGGAGTCAGTATATAAACTTGCGCCACAGAACAATCGACCCTACAAGTATGTATGTTGATTGGTATAATGATGACACCCCTCCAGGGCTTGGAGATTGTCTTCAGAGAGCAGGAGTTCCAAAGATTGTGACGCACAAAGCAGTTCAAGATTGTCTTGATACGCTTTTAGTAATTAGAAGAGAATACGAAATTAAGAAGCCATGGATGAAGTAAAAGATGAAATAAGAATGTATGACGACCCTAATTTGGTAGAGTACAGAACAAACCTTGAAGGTTGGACTGGTCCAGACGGGCTTTATCATGGAAAAGGTGAAGCAGGAGAAAGAAGAGCAAGGTATGCAAATAGCACTCATACAAAATGTGATTGTGGAGCTGTTATAAAAAAGACTCGCACTAAATGTGACTTCTGCGTATCCAAGTCTTCTCATGAAAATTTTCTAAAATTAGAAGAAGTTGAATGGGATGGAGAGTCAATGATGTGCTTGAGACATGATGATAAATTCTTCTCAGACATGGAAGATGTTGTTGAATATTGTGAAGAAAATGAAGTGGACATCAAAAAATTAGAGCTTATGCATTGCGAAAAGCAAGTTCACATATCTGAAATAAACATTGACGAGCTTAATGAAGAGTATTGCACTGAAGACCAGTCTCTTTCAGACTTCCATCCAGATATTGCAAACAAGGTTGAAGAATTAAATGAATTAATTAGAAACACAGAGCCAAAGCTTTGGCTTTCAACAAATAAAAGAATAAAATTATGAAAAAATTTATATCAGCAGCATCAATAGGTCAATATAGAAATGTTGTAAAAAGCGTTTGCGATAGAGCAGGATTTACTGGGCTTGATGATAATGGAAAGGCAATATATGACCCTTCTATTAAAAAACCTAATCTTAAATTTAAAGGAACCATAAAATTACATGGTACATTTGCAGCAGTTTGTTATAATGATATTTCAGGGGTATGGTATCAATCTAAAAATGAAATAATTACACCAGTTCCAGAGGTTTTATATAAAATTTCTTTTGATGATAAAACAAATATTACAGTTGAAGACGAGGGAGAAAAAACTAAATTTTCAAAAAATATATTGGGAATTAAAAAATTAGAAACAAATGACAATGCAGGTTTTGCTTGGTTCGCAGAATCAAAAAAAGAAGTTTTTATAGATTTGATTAAATCTCTTGCTATACATAATGATATTGATTTAAAAGAAAATACAATAATGCTATGCATGGAATGGGTTGGAAAGGGAATTCAAAAAAATGTTGGAATTTCTAATTTAGAGAAAAGCTCTTTTATATTTAGCCATGCTAAAGTATATCCATTTAATGAGGAAGTATCTTCATATTGGGTAGTGACAAAAATTAATTAATGGCCTGGTGTAAGTATTCTGTTTTTTATTGATATTTATAATAAAAAGAATATGTTTTACACAATTTATGAAATAAAAAATAAGATTAACAACATGGTTTATGTTGGGTATCACAAGACAATAAATATTGATGATGGTTATATGGGGTCTGGACTTTATATAAAACGTGTTATTAATAAATATGGTATTGATAATTTTGAAAAAAGGATTTTACATTTTTGTGAAAGTGAAGATGAAATGAAATTGATGGAATCAAAAATTGTTAATGAAGATTTTATAAAAAGAGATGATACTTATAATTTAAAGTTAGGTGGTCATGGAGGTTTTAGAAAAGGTTATGTTTCTTTAAATGGAAGGCAAATAAAAAAAGAAGATTTTGATAAAGATGATTCTTTATTTGGAGTTGCAAAAAATAAAATAGCTGTTTTTGATAAAGATGGAAATACATTTCAAGTCAATAATGATGATGAAAGAATTAAAAATGGACAACTAACAAGGACTTTTGAAAAAAATGGATTAGTTAGTGTTATTGACAATGTAACTGGAGAGAAAAAAAGAGTTAGTAAAGAAGAATATGCAAATGACGACAATCTAATGTCAGTTAATGTTGGAATTGCTACAGTGAGAGATAAAAATGGTAATGTTTTAAAAGTTAGAGTAGATGATAAAAGATATGTTTCTGGAGAGTTAGTTGGATATACAAAGGGGGTTAATTTTAATAAAAGTGAGTATTTTATATATGATAATAATCATGTGAAAAAGTATCACATTTTAAATGAAAATTTTACAGAATTTTGCAAAAAAAATAACTTACCATATGGAGCGTTTAAGAAGTCATATAGAGAAAAAGGAGAGCCTATTTATAATAATTTAGGGTCAAACAAAAAAAGGTTAGAAAAAAAAGGCTTGTTAAAATATACTGGCTGGTATTGTAAAAAAACAAAATAAAATAAACATGAAAAATTTAAGTTCACCAGAAAATAAAATTTATAATATTGAAGACTTCAAGACCTACGAAGTGGATATTGACTTCAATAGACCAGATATTGTGCAGAATGATATAATTAATATGACTCTTGAAGTTGAAAATGAATGTCCTGTTGCAAAAGAATTTGAAGAAATAGGGATTGGTGAAGGGATTGTCTTTTCCTGTCTAATGGAAGATGGGTCAAGACATATTTTTAAATCCAAAGGTGAAAAGCATGCTGGTGCGTCAAAAGTAAAAACACTTAAGGTTGTTGATAATGAGAAGCTTAATAAAATTCATGAGACTGTAAATAAGGTTACTCCAAATTGGCGTTTAGAACAAATGCTTTCAGAAACATTTGATTTAATCAACGGAGGGCATGTTGACAGAGCGAAGCTTGGTGATTACCTTAGAATGGTAATTAATGACGTTATGAAGGAAGAGCTTGATGTTATTGCTGACGCTGGACTTGAGCCAAAGGAGATTAATAAATACATCTCACAGGTTGCGAGAGACTACTTTTTCGATAGAGAGAGAAATGATTTAGGAGTAGAATAAAACATTTTTATTTTTTTTTCGTATAATGGGATAAGTTCTTTACTTTCATAATTTTTCTTTGTATTTTTTTGCAAAGAGAAATTATGAAAGACAAAGAACTTGAAGGCTTGCAATATGACAATTTGGTCTTAGACGAAAACGTACACAAGCTTATTGGAACATTAAAAAAAACACAAGGTGGAAACGCTGCGGAAGTAAAAGTTGATGATGGAGCCATGTGGCTTGTAACTGGCCTTGGATATTTGCAAGAAAATACTCCCGACAATCTTTTAGCAGCATCACTTGAAGATACAATCATACTAAGCAAAAAAGCTTTAATTGAATTTATAAAGAATAAATGAAAAAAACTAAAAACAGGATAGAGGTAACATATAAAAAAGTGGAAACCATGCCTGATTTTAATGAATTTGAAGATAATGTAATTTACATTTCTGACATTTACAGCGTATCTATTCATAAATGTATGTGTGGATGCGGTAGTAAGACGGTTATGCCATTGGGAAAAGGAGAGTGGAGTTACCAATTAGATTCAAATGATAATATAAGTATGCAACCAAGTGTTGGGAATTATCAATTACCTTGTAAATCTCATTATATTTTCTATAAAGGAGGAGCAAATTTTGTTTAAAAATTAAATTTATAAAAATGAATACAGTAGAAGAATTTGTAGAATCAATGGTGAAAATAGATTTCATTGAAAATAGCAATTGTTATGGTCATTACCCATTTCAACTTTTTGTAGAAACAAAAGATAATAAGTTTGAAATAAACGCATTAGCATTAGGTGGTGATGTTGCTTCTTGTTATAGGAGGTTTGCAGAATACAAAAACAATGGCGCTAAAAGAGTGTATTTATCTCTTGATTTCCCTAAAGGTGGAGACATTAATAATGATTATGTTGCAATATTTTCATTTGAAGATGGAGTTTTTGACTTGTTTGCAATACCATACAACATTGAAGACGGTGAGGTTCTTGATTACATAAAAGACAGTGCTCAATTAAATAATATAAAATCTAATTTTGAAGGTTTTTTAGCAAAATAACAAATGACAAAAAACGAACCTTCAAATTTACCTAAGTTTATTTTAAAATTCTTCGACCTCTTTAGGAAGTGGAAGCTTGGTACATATAAGAAAAAGAAAGTTCGTAAAGAGAGAGCTTTAAAGAACAGGATGTACTTTGTAAAGTTTACTATAAAGGTTAACGACCCTTTAAACCCACAAGAGAGTCATAAAGAGTATGAGATGTTTATACCAGCCAGGGCAGCTTTTTTCGCTAAGATGAAAGCCAGGCAGGCGATATTAAAAAAGATTGAGCTTGAATTTGTAGATTGCGATTTTGTATCAGAAGAGGAATATAATGAACTTGAAGGCACAAAGGAACAGTACATTAAAGATATTAAAGAAGGAGTTGTCGTAAAAGATTAACTCCTTTTTTTATAATCCCAGTCTCAATTAACAGCTCTTTTAAGGAGGTTTGTCTTGCTCTTGGGTCAACATTATCAATCGCCATATTAAACGCCTTACGTTGTCCAACAAATACAGCCAACTTCTTTGCTCTTGTAAGTCCTGTGTACAATAAATTTCTATAAAGCATTCTTGAGTATTGAGTCATGATTGGAATGATAACGCAGGTTTGTATCGTCTCATATGGGGACAAATTTCATCGAGCCAACCATTGCTATAAGCAGCTTGATAAGCTCCACTATATTTTTTTTGAAACTCACTTCTTGAATCACACTTTAGAGCTGTTTCATGATATAATTCTTTTGTCCAATATCCAAGTGGTTTTCTATTCATATATGATTTTTATTTTTATTACTATTTATAATTGTAACACAAATATACAATATTACAATGAAAAAAACAATTGATAAACACTTGAGCGTTAGACTGAGTTATGAGTTATACCAGAAATACGTAGAAAAGGCTATTAAGCGTAGTAATGAAGAAAAGAGAATAGTTAAAGTATCAGAGGTTATTAGAGAGTCTTTAGAAAAAGGAGTTTAAGATGTCAGTAAAACTAACAACAGAAGAGTTTACAGAAAGGTCAAATAAAATTCATGAATACAAATATGATTATTCACTTGTTGAATATTTAGGGAGTAAATTGAAGGTTGAAATTATTTGTTCAGAACATGGTATTTTTGAACAATCTGCAGAAAAACATTTTAGAGGACAGGGGTGTCCAAAATGTGTTAACAAAAATATAACGACTGAAGAATTTATTAAAAAGGTGAGGAATATACATACAAATAAATACGATTACTCTCTAGTTCAATACAACAATTCTTTAAAAGCAGTAAAAATTATTTGTCCAGAACATGGAGAGTTTAAACAAACTCCTAAAAATCATTTAAAATATGGTTGTATAAAGTGTGGAATTAAATTAAATGCAAATAAATCAAGATTGACATTGAAAGAGTTTATATCTGATTCTAAATTAGTTCATGGAGATAAATATGATTACTCAAAAGTTAATTATGATAATTGTATGAAAAAAGTATCTATCATATGTTCAAATCATGGTGATTTTAAGCAAACCCCTAACGCACATAAAAGAGGCGATGGGTGTCCTAAGTGCAAGTTTTCAAATGGAGAAAAAATGATTTATAAAATTTTAAAAGAAAACATGGTAAAGTTGGAAGGTGAGAAAAAATTTAATGATTGTAAATATATTTTGCATTTAAAATTTGATTTTTATTTGCCAAAACAAAATGTGTGTATAGAATATCATGGAAATCAACATTTTGAATCTGTTGAATATTTCGGTGGAATCGAAAAATTAAAAGAGACACAGAAAAGAGATAAAATAAAAGAAAAATATTGTAAAGAAAATAATATTGGATTAATAATTTTATGGAAAATTGATAAAGAGATTTATTTTGTGGATTTGTATAACAATTCTCCTGAAATAGTTTTAAATTTATTAAATTTTAAACAATTAGAATCACAAGAGTTTTATAAATATAGAACATTAAGGGATAAGTGAATTTACCATATCAGACTCAATTAAAAGTTCTTTAAGAGAAGTTTGTCTTTTAGATGAATTAACTGTATTAACAGCTTTTTGCAACGATTCTCTTTTGCCAATAAAAATACACAATTTTTTTGCACGAGTGATTCCAGTATAGATTAAAGTTCTCTCAAGCATTCTGTTGTATGTTGGCATTATTGGTAATATTATGCAAGAACATTCACTGCCTTGGTATTTATGTATTGAAACGGCAAACGAAAGTTCAAGTTCAATCATATTTGATTTTTTATATTTAATTATTTTACCCCCATCAAATTCTACTTCACAAAAACCAGAAATGGAATCAATTAATATTATCTTTCCTATTTCTCCATTAAAAACCTCAAGGTCATAATTATTCTGTATATGGATTACTTTATCGTTTTTTCTAAATTTTTTATCACCTATTTTTATTTCTTCATCTCCTCTTTTTAGTGGATTTATTGTTTCTTGAATAATTGAGTTTATTTTAATAGTTCCTAAATCAGATACTTTCATTGGGATTAATATTTGAATATCATCTGTGTTATAGTACTTTTTTATAGTTTTAGTGTAAATGTTTTTAATCATATCCACCACATCCATACCATATCTAAGAGAAGACCGCTCTGGATATTCACTATTCGGCCTTCCATATTCACCAACTCCAGAGTCAATAAACATACAATCTGTTCCATCTTTCCAAATCTCTGGATTTATTAAAGGATTTTTGATTACAGGCATTATTCCATTATTTATATCATGTGCTGAAGTTATGATTTCAGAGTTTTTAGCTTGTCTAAAAATTTCAGTAAGTTTAAATGTTGGAACAATTTCGCTTTCTATCATATCTCTAAATGGTGCTCCAGCATTTACAGGGGGTAATTGATTGTGGTCTCCAACAAATAATATCTGACATTCGTCAGGTATTGCTTTTAAAAATGATGACATTAAATTTATATCAATCATCGAAGCTTCTTCTGTTATTATAAAATCAAATGGTAATGGATTATTTTCATTATGCATAAATCCAAAACTCTCTGGGTCCCAACCAAGAAGTCTATGAATAGTTGAAGCTTCAAATCCAATAACTGATGTGCTACGTAATGCAGCTTTTCCTGTAGGAGCACAAACCGCTAAGTTTTTACCTAATTTCAACAATACTTCAACAATAGTTTTTGTTGTATATGTTTTTCCACAACCAGGGCCTCCAGTTAATATTGAAACCCCTTTAGATATAACTCCAAAAACTGATTCTTTTTGTTCATTACTTAATTTGCCAGTTTCAATTATTGTTTCAGATATTTCAATGTTTTTGTGATTTAATAAAAGTTCTCCAATTCTGTTGGCACATTTTTTTTCATTATAATAAAGCTTTTTAGAATAGTACCTTGTTTCGTTTTCTTCATCATCAAGATATATTGTTAAAATATCTTTTTCTTGAATCATATACTTTAAGATGTTCTCAACTTGGGGTCTAATGTCAACTCCAAGTAATTCGGTTGACTTAATAGTAATTTGCTCTCTTAATAAATAGCAATGACCATCAAGACTACCAGATTCAAGGATGTGCATAATGCAGGCTTTTATTCTCTCTTCGCTATCAGGCTCAACACCAACTTCAAGAGCAATTTTATCTGCATACTTGAATCCTATTCCTTTAATATCTCTTGCAATCTCATAAGGTCTCTCTTTGATTTGAGCAACACAACCTTTTCCATAATGCTTATAAATCTTTGCAGCATATACAGTGGTAATACCAAATTGCTGAAGGAACATCATTATTTCATTTATTTCGTTGTTTGCCTCCCATGACTCCTTGATTGCTTCTAACTTCTTTTTAGAAACTCCAGGAACATCAAGAAGCAGTTCGATGTCTTCGTTAAACACTCTTATGACATCATCATTTTTAAAATGCTTGATTATTCGATTTGCGATAACTGGACCAATTCCTGGAAAGAAACTTGACGCAAGATATGCCTTAAGGCCTTCTTTAGTGTTTGGTGGAACTTCATATACAGCTTTAGAGTTCATCTGTTTTCCAAAACGAGCATGCTCAATCCATCCACCTTCAAATTCATAAGTTACACCTTCGTGAAGACTTGGGTGGCTTGCTGTAATGGTTACATCTTCATCATTTGGAAGAGATACGCTTAGTATATAGTATCCATTATCTTGATTGTGAAAAATTATCTTATCTATAATTCCTGTTACTTTCTCTTTCTTGCTGTCGTTCATGTTGTCAATTATCTGTGTGTAAATATAGTCTAAATAAATCATAAGAACAAAATTTTTTTAATTGAAATATTTGCTATACATTTGCATCGAGAGATAAAAACAATGGCAAGAAATTACAAATTAGAACGACTACAAAGTGGAGAATCTTTCTTGACGAGCGAGAAAGGTAACTCTATGGTTCCTCTTATTAAGTCTGGCCAAGAACATATGCTTGCTCCTGCTACATGCGATAGCGTTCAGGTTGGAGATATTGCATACTGCAAAGTTAAAGGAAATTGGTACACTCACCTTGTTACTGCAAAAGATGATAAGCGTGGTTGTCAGATTTCAAACAATCAAGGGTATGTAAATGGATGGACAAAAGCTGTTTATGGAGTTGTCGTTGAAGTGGTTGGAGGTAAGCATAAAAGAAAAAAAGTAAAGAAAATGGCTAATAAAAAAATGTTTATTGTAAGCGTTCCTTATTGTGACGCATTCTTCGACCAAGATGGAGAGCTTATTAGAACAATACATGAAAATGATGGTGAGTATCGACAGGAATACTTTAATGGTTTATTCGAGCATTATGCGATAAGCGTTGAGAGGTTTAAGCTTTCAGAAGAGCTTAATCATAAAATTGATGTTGGCATGCATGCTGATAAAGAATTGTATGATTTTTTAGAAGATATTAAAAAAGCACTTGAAGAATGAAGTATATCTACTCAATAAGAAACAACCCAAGCGGTGTTGCGAGCATATTCAATACAATGACTATTGAAGAGAGAGTTGTTGCTCTGGTTGATGTCATGACTGATATTAGAATATCATATGAGGACACCGAGGACGAACTTAAGTACAGATTATCTGGAGATATGGTGAATGAAAATGTTGAGATGTTTTTGGATATGTACAAAGACTATCTTGCAGTAATCAAGGAGTGCAATCACATTATAGATAAAAAGGAAAAGGTAGAAATGATTGTTAAAAAAATGAGTGATGAACAAGGAACCTAAATACTATTTCGTATATTACAACTGTAAAAAATACGGATGGAGAAACGCAGGAGTAACTGAAGGGTGGGTTTCTACTGGATGCATAGATGGCAACAATCAATGCTTAACAGATATACACCCTTTGCAGTGGCAGATGGATTGCAATGAAAAGTATGGAAAATACATAGAAAATAAAGGATACAAGAGCCGTGAGCACTATGAGGTAATTAGTTGGCAACAACTTACTCTTGAAGAATATAAACAGTTTGATGGACACATAGGATGAGTGATTTAGAGAAAAATAAGAGACATGCTACGTCTGTGATTACAGACCTTAGAAACTTCTCGAAGACGTTTAAGGATTTTCAACATGCAGATGATGAGAAGTTTCTGGTGTTTATAGAGAAGTATTACTTCACTCTAAATTCTCTGGCAACGACTATATCTGATAAAGTGTGGATGCATTCTATTGGAGATGGTATATTGGCTATTTTCTTAGACAAGGATGACCACGACCAAAAGGGATACGCTTATATATTGGCTGCACACAAGGCTTTAAATACGTTGTGTGAAAAGTTTGTGAACGACAATCCAGGTACTCACGTTTCTTTTGGAATTGGAGCTGACTCTGGTAGTGTTTGGAAAGTAGGAAAGGGTTACTTGAACACTTACGTTGGAACAGTGATTAATAGAGCAGCGAGAATTGAAGCTCTAACAAAAGGGTTTGGTAAAGCTACAACAGCAATTGGAGATAGTCTTTATAAATCTCTTTTAAAAGATTTTTATCCAAGCGCTCTTGCTCTTGTTGAAGAGTCTGAAGATTACGATACTCTTCTTAACGAAAGTCCAGAAGCAGTTTTGATTAGTAAAAAGTTTATGCTTCAATATGCTTACGACATTCCTTTAAAAGGAATCCAATCGAGCGCTCCTATATTCAGGTTATCAGATAGTCTTGCAAAAAATGATAAGTTATTCTGGAGTGTTATGAACAAGCTTATAGGTGAAGAAAAATTAGAAAAAGTAAAAAAAATAATACAATAATGGAAACACTATCTAAATTATCAGAAAGAGAGAAGTTTATTCTTGAAACTGAAAGAGAAATTTACAACAAAATCTATGATAAAATAGATGACATCAATAAGGGGAAAATTGATGCTGAATATTATATGGAAGAAATCGAAAGAAAGCTTGATAATATTGAAGGAAAATTAAAAGAGCCAATACTAACTCCACAAAAAGTTGAAGTGTTGGCACCAGAATATGGCCCAGGAGAAGAGATTAGTCATAGAGTGACAGATACTGCAATGCTATTCAAAGTAATGGAGGTTAATCATAGCACAAAAGAATATAAACTTACATCAAAAAATCAAGCAAAGCCTATAACTATTATGGTAGGTTGGGGTGAACTTGACGAAACATTATAATGGTAGATTTAAAAGAAATAGCAAAAGAGATAAGAGATGTTATCGACAAGAAGCAAAAGGAAATGTCCTTGACCTTTGTTGAAGATACGCATACTTATTATATCAAAGATTTAAAAGGAGATATAACAACTAAGTTTCCATCAGTATCAACTGTACTTAAGTCTTTTTATCATGTATTCGATTCCACCAAGACTGGGACATTTAAACAATGTGGCGAAGATAAGCAGAAAGAGAAAGAATTGCTTACCGAGTGGTCTGAAAAAGGAAGCTACGCAACCAATAAGGGCTCAAGAGTCCATTTCATACTGGAGCAAGAGCTTGTTGACCAATACGGGAGCTACAAAGAAGTCAGACTTCCAATATTTGAATGTGACGAAGACCAAATAAGCGATGGGGATGCAATGATTCAATCTGGAAGAGATTTTCTTGACCTTATGCATGAGAGAGGAGCAGTTCTTCTTGATACTGAGATGGTTCTTGGTAGTGCTGAGTTTGGATACACTGGTCAGCCAGATAAAGTTTGGCTTATGATTGATAAGGATGGGAACATCGGAATTGTAATTACAGATTGGAAATCTAATAAACCTGAAAATTTTGAAGTTAGAAGGTGGACTAAGTTAATGTTACCTCCTTTTGAAAATCATTGGGATACAGCACTTGGGCATTATTATGTTCAACTACCTCTTTATGGAAAATTGCTTTTAAAAATGCTGGAGGGGACTAAATATGAAAACATAAACTTTTTTGGAGCAGTTGTTGTACTTGTTAAAAAAGATGGTGAATTTGAGGAATTTAGAGTTCCTGGAGAAGTTATAGACAAAGTTATGAATATGGATGTTGGAGCTGTATTAAAAGAGCGAGAAGAACACATTAATAATCATAAGTTTTTGGAAAAGAGAGATAATGATATTATTAAATCATAAAAGAAATTAAACATATTGATTTAAAAGTATAAATTTATCATATTTTCTTTTTAAACCAATTTTATCATAATCATTTGTTTTATTGATATATTTAAAGAATTTAATGATGTCATATTTGTTGAAAAAATTAACTTGAGATGACTCTCCTCTATCATCTGTTAGAGTTCTAATTTTATATTTAATATCCAATTTATCTAACATGTCTGCTATAAAAACCCAATCTTGGTCTCTTGATGATGAAAAAGAAAGGCTTTGTACTTTTATTGTGAAAAATGTGAAAATGAATTTGAAATGCCTGGTATTATAAATGCCATTATAGATGTTTCTTACGATGTAGATAAATTGAAAAAAATTTAGTATGAATAAGTGGGACAAGCGTTTTATGGACCTGGCCAAGATGGCAGCCACCTGGTCAAAAGATAAAGGAACTGGCGTTGGCGCTGTAATTGTTGATGATGAAAAGAAAATTGTAAGCGTAGGCTTCAACGGTTTTCCAAGAGGAGTGAATGATGATATTGCTTGCAGACATGAATCGCCAGAGAAACATCATTGGACGATTCACGCAGAAAGAAATTGTATTCTTGAAGCTGACATACCGCTTAAAGGGATGACGCTTTACTGCACGTTCTTTACCTGTTCTATTTGCGCAGGTGAGATTACGACAAAAGGATTTAAGAGAGTTGTTGCTCCAGAGCCAGATTGGGAC